TGATGCCAGTCACCAGCGGTTATGGTAACCAAGGTGCGCCTGACTTTTTGATTTGCATAAAGGGAAGGTTCTATGGCATAGAATGTAAAGCTGGAAAGAATAAACCTACTGCGTTACAAGAACTCAATCTTAAAAAGATTATAGAGTCAGGCGGGGTAGCTTTAGTAGTAAGGGAAGACGACATAAAGTATCTGCCCTCTTTATTAACAACAGGAGAATTAAATGAAAAAGAAAGCGGTAGTAGAACTTAGCAGTAACCATACACAAGAAGTTCAGATACAAGAACTTCAAGCCGAAATCGTTAAATACCATCAATGGTGTAATGAGTGGCGAAGGCTCAACGACGGGCTAGAAGAAGAACTCCAACGCACACAGTTTATGTTGATGGACACCCAAGCGGTGATTAGCTACCTAGAAGGAAAGCTATTTAACCAATGAAGAAGTTATGTGTAGTCAACTTTTGGGAGGGTGCATTTGATGGGGATTTCTTTGACTTCTTTTTTAATGCTTGTTTTGATGACGTTACTTATATTAGTGATCCTCATAGTGCCGATCTTATTATTACTTCTGTGTTTGGAAATGTTCAGACTCCTCCCGAAAAGACATTGGCTTTCATTGGAGAAAATGTTAGACCAAGTTTTTTAGGTTACTCTCATTCTTTGTCTTTTGATTGGGATAATTACGGTGGTCGTAACCATCGCCTTCCACTATGGTATTCGAGGTTAGCGTGGGATGGCTTTGAACAAAAACCTAGGCGGGATAACCACCACAATCATGGCTATGAACAACTCATTCCCATTAAACCGTTAACACAACGTCGTAAGTTAGACATAGCAAGCAAAGATAAGTTCTGCGTTTTAATTGCCAACAACCCCGAAGGCTTACGGGTTAACTTGTACAACTCTTTGTCTAAGTACAAACAAGTAGATGGCTATGGAAATATGTTTGGTAACCCCTTACGAAAATCTAAGTTCGCTATCCTACCTGAATATAAATTCTGCTTATGTCCTGAAAACTCTATCTATGATGGGTACATTACTGAGAAGCTAATTGATGCGTATGCAGGGCTAACCGTGCCTATATATAGCGGCGATGCGTCTGTGGCTGAAGACTTTAATTACATGGCTTTCTTAAACTACCAAGAGTTTAAAGATATGAGTAGATTTGTAGAGTACGTTAGAGGGTGGAATATCAATCAAGAGATGTATAAACATACGTATGAGCAACCCCTGCTACTCAAAGAACCAAGCCTTAATGGGGCAATTGAATTTGTACGGAGCATAGTCAAATGAGTTTTGGTCAGTTAAAAAAAGAGTATGCGATGAGTCAGAAAGATGTTGCCAAAGAACTGCATTTAGATATAAAAACTGTGCGAACTGTTGAAAGATCAGGCATAGAAAAGATTAAAAAAGCATTAGCCGAACGAGGTGTTTCGTTAAAAGATTTGATAGAGGTATATAAATGAAGGAAGAAATACAAAAACTGATTGATTCCCTACGACCAGTCAAAACTAAGTTTGATCTTATTCGAGTCGGCGGCGACAACGATGGTGGCTATTTACTACCTAACGACTTATTAGGTATCACCGCATGCTTTTCACCAGGTGTAGACGTTACGGCATCATTTGAAATAAATCTTTGTAAGCGTGGGATTGGCTCTCACCTTGCTGATGCTTCAGTTGATAGTGTGCCTAAAGGATTTACCCCCCGTTCGTTTACCAAGAAGTATTTAGGTGGGTATAACGATGATACCCATATGACCCTAGCCGCATGGATGTATGAGCAACGGGCTTTCATGGGGGATTTTATATTACAGATGGATATAGAAGGTGGCGAATACACAACTCTATTATGTACACCGCCTGACGTATTGCGTAAGTTTAGGATTATTGCAGTAGAAATACACAATGTGCAGACATGGTTTACCCCGTTAGCTTGGCCTGTAGTTAAAACATTCTTTGAAAAGCTATTAGAAGATTTCCGTGTAGTACACAACCATCCTAATAACAACTGCCCATTTATAGAAGCAGATGGAATTTTGATGCCGACAGTATTTGAATTAACTTTGTTGCGCAAGGATAGAACGATTGCGTTGGGTTATTGTGATCAGTTCCCGCACTCATTAGATATGCCTAATGTATTAGATAAACCTGATCGCCCATTGCCTGAAGGATGGTACAAATGAACAATGAACGCAGTCTTGCCAAAGAAATAACAGAAGGATTTGAAGCACTTAAATCTATGAGAAACAATGAACCAGTAGCGTGGACTGCGTGTTTAGATTGTGGCAAAAGAGTTACAGGCGATTCTATTCATACTTGCTCACCACAGTTAAAGACACTAACAGATGAGGAAATAGATGCTGTTTGGTTTAGTTACAAAGGCGATATTAAAGATTTTGCTAGAGCAATACTAAGAAAGGCACAAGAGAAATGAGAGAGAAGTACGGAATAGTACATAGCGATAGCCCTGTCATGGAGTTAACAACCATGATTGGATGCCCGTTGATGTGTACTTTTTGCCCCCAAGATAATTTACGTACGCAATATGGTACGTCTGAGAAGTATATGAGTCAAGTTGATCTGACAAAGATGCTAGTCAAGTTACCAAAAAACACCCGTATTGATTTCTCAGGTATGTCAGAGCCTTGGGCTAACCCCGAATGTACTTCTATGTTAGAAGAAGTTTTATACATGGGGTTTAACGTAGCCATCTACTCAACCCTTTATGGTATGACTGACCCTGAACGGGTACGCAAAGTATTAGAAGAACACCCTAACCAAGTAGAAGTAATTATGCTACACCTGCCTGATGCCAATGGAAACATGAAGGGCTGGAAGAACAGTGAAGAGTGGCAAAGAGCCGCCGCTATCATCTCTCATACTAACGTACCATGTCGTGTCGGTGCGATGACTATGGATAGGAACGGTATAGTTCATCCCGAACTGCAATCTATGGTGGGTCAATTAGCTGGATGGGTAGGGCATACTAGGGCAGATAGCCTTAACTTGGAACAGATTGCTGGTCAAGCAATTAGCATAACACCCCATAATAAGTTCTCATTAACTTGTAGGTCAACACCATTCTATGATCGGAATGTTCTTCTTCCTGATGGTTCTGTGGTTCTATGTTGCATGGACTACGACCTTAAACACATTATTGGAAACCTTTTAGAGCAGACCTACGATGAGGTAATGCAGGGTAAACCCTTGCAGGACTTGGTTGCCATAAACGAGGTTTCTGAATTTAATAAATGTAGTATTTGTAAATCTTGTGAAAACGTGAGGAAGATATGAGAAGAAAAGAGCCTACTGATAAAGAAATAGAAGATTTACCTGATGGATATATTGAAGCGCTGGAAAGGGCAATGACTTTTACAGCGGAAATAAAACTTAAATTAAGAGATGACTTTGCCATAAGAATTATGGCTGGCATGTGTGCTGGTGATTGGAAGTTAGACCTGTCTGATGGTAAGACGTGGGAAAAAGCGGCTTCTAAACGTGCTTATGAGATAGCGGATGCAATGATTAAAGAGAGGGAGATTAGTAATGTTTAAAAATATTGCAATAGTCGTACTTCTTATTGTTATAGGTATTTATTTTTGGGGGGATAGCCCTGCCCAAGAGTGTCCTGTGGAAAAGAAAACCCCACGATGGGAAGACAATTGCATCATTCAAAAGAGTGGTGATAGGGAGATAAAGACATGCGGATAATGGTAATTACCCCTACTACTGGGAAAGATACGCTATTGAAGGCAATAGAAAGTGTGCGGAACCAAACTATCAAGACTGAGCATTTAGTTGTGGTAGACGGAAATGGGGATATATACACCCGCTTTGCCAATATGCTTTTAAATAAAATCAGCCCCAACTACGATAACCCGTTACAGTTTATTCCTTTACCCGAAAACGTAGGTGGTAATGGGTGGTACGGACACCGAGTCTATGCGGCTATGCCACTAATGGTAAACGCTGATTACATTCTTTTTTTGGATGAGGACAATTGGTTCGAGCCTAATCATGTGGAAACCATGATTAACAAAATAAAAAGTAAAGACTTAATGTGGGCTTACAGTTTAAGGAAGATATACGATGAACGAGGACAATATGTTTGCGATGATGATTGCGAGGCACTCGGTAGATACCCGACGTTTTATGATCATACTGTCAACTTTGTTGATACTAACTGCTATTGCTTTAAGCGTGAGTATTTGGTCAGTATTGCTCATTCTTTCTACGGGCAGTGGGGTGCTGACAGACCGTTCTATAAATCTGCCTCAACAAATTTGCCTGCCTTCGGATGCACAGGAGAGGCTACGGTTAATTACCGAGCGCCCGAAAGATTACTTAGCATGTTTAGAGAGGGCAATGAAGTCATGAAAAAAGCCTATGGGGAACCTTTACCTTGGAGAAAAAAATGATCGAAACGTTAGTCAAACCACAACCACTAGATAATGACGTTGCAGTAGTAAAAATATTACAACTGATGGGGCAGTTAACCCCGAACGATATTGCCTATGTGTTAAGGGTATCAGCGCAAGTTTATATGGCTGTTAGAGAGGATAAAAATAATGGAAATTAAATTACGCATTATTAAAGAAAACAAAGACGGGTCTGCCAACGCAGAAATCGACTTTGATAAAGAAGGTTTAGAGTTCTTAGTACAAGAAGGCATACTGCATATACTAGAAGCCTACATTAAACAGAACGAGAACGCCAAAAAAGGGGCTAAGCTACGTAAGAAGTTAGCTAAAAAAGAAGAATTTGATATAGACGGGAGATGCTAAATGAATGGATTATGGGAATTAGCAAACAAGGTTAGTGAGATTGGTTGCAGGATATACGGCATTAAGTGCGTTGCTGAGATGCAAGGCGAGGCTGATTCAGACAACATGAATAGCGGGGTATCTTGGACTATTGCAGAAATGTGCGACATTTATAGCGACAAATTAGAAGAATTATCATCAGCAATTATGTCTGTTAGTCACGAACAAGAAGAACGTATCCGAGAATTAGAAGCGCTTGTAGCCAAACACGAACTGAAAAAAGGGAGAAAGAAATGAGTTTTAAAAAAGATAAACAACCCATGATGCCAGTCATCCAACAAGCGCCATTGGCTAAACTGTTTGTAGCTACACCCATGTACGGCGGTATGTGTACAGGCTTGTATGCGTCGGCAGTAATGCAATGCGTAGGCGCTTTTGGTCAGGCTGGTATTCAGATGTACTACTCGTTTATGATGAACGAGTCTTTGATTACCCGTGCCCGTAACAGTATGGCTTATGACTTTATGAAGTCTGATGCTACACATCTTATGTTTATTGATGCAGACATTGGGTTTAATCCACAAGACATCCCCCGCATGCTTATGGCGGACAAGGATATTATCTGTGGTATCTATCCTAAGAAAGAGATTAACTGGGTAGAAGTTACCCAAGCAGTAAAAGCTGGTGTTCCGCCTGACCAACTGAGTCAGCATACTGGGGCATTTGTTCTTAACTTACCATCAGGTGTACAGAGTGCAACAGGAAACATTAATGAGCCTATTGAGATTGCCAATGGTGGTACAGGGTTTATGTTAATTAAACGTAAAGTATTTGATACCCTTGCTGATAAAGTGCCAAGCTATACAAACGATATGTACCATGCGGTAGACACAGTACGAGAAGTTAAGGTAATTAGAGAATACTTTGCCACCAGCATTGATGAAGAATCTAACCGTTTGTTATCAGAGGATTACCACTTCTGTAAGATTGCAAGGCAAGCTGGGTTTAAAGTTTGGTGTGCGCCTTGGGCTAGTTTTAGTCATACAGGTTCTTATAACTTTAGTGGGCAACTACCGAGGTCAGCATGAACGAAGAAGACTTGAGGGATTGCTTTGCGATGTTTGCAATGATGGGGCTAATTGTAAATGAGGGAAGACTAGATGATCGCATACCTAACAGAGCATACTTGATGGCAGACCTAATGCTAGAGGCACGTAACCCATCCGACGAAGAAGGTATTGCAGTAATTAAAAAGAGGAAGTATGTCAGAAAAAATTGATATGCGTAAAGCGGTAAGGGATGCAGAGGTTAGCCTAACAGGTAAGCGTTACTGTACTAGCTGTCAATCAATGCAACCTGCGTTAACAGGTACGATGTTAGAAGGTAAACGAAACAGATGGCAATGCTATAACTGTACTAAAAAGATAAATGCACGTAAATATGGAAAGGATTAGAGAAGATGACGATATTGAAAGAAGCGCATAATATTATTTATGGTGATCGTGAGAAGACCTACGGACACCCAAGCAAGAACCTTAGCACCATTGCGGTGATGTGGAACGCATACTTAAATGCTAAACCCGTACCTACTGGGGTGTTAGAACTTAACGCTAAAGATGTAGCCGCCTTGATGATGTTAGTTAAAGTGGCCCGCTTTGCTAATGACCCAACACACAGAGATAACTTAGTAGATATTTGTGGTTATGCCGCATTGATCGAACGGTGTGATGAGGCTGAGACAGACGATGCGTAAGCCCTTTGAGCAAGAACTTCACGACCTTTACGATGCGCCCGCAAAAGAAATGGTAGCTGATTTTGTGGAAAGAAAATGTGGTGTAACGGTACAACCAAACCCCGATCAATACGGAGTTGATCTGTTAGTATTGAAGGAAGGTAAGTTGGTTGGCACAATTGAGGTAGAAGTTCGCCAATGGCATCCGTGCCCATATCCGACAATCCATGTGCCTGAACGTAAACGTAAGTTCTTCTCAGAGAATTCTTTATTCTTTGCGCTGACAAAAGAAATGACCCATGCGTACTGGATTCAGATGAAAGACATAGATCAATACCCTGTTAGGGAAATCAGCAATTACAAAGTTGCTAGAGGTGAGCTATTCTTTGATGTACCCACAGACCAATTTGTATATACGGATTTAATAAATGACTGATTTAGAATTTACAAAACAAGATGCACAAGAAGCCTTTTTTAATTTAGGTAAGATGGCTGGAAGACTGAGCCATGACGAGGGTAGAAGATTAGCTATGTTGACACAGATCATTGCAAGCTATATGACGCAATTAGAGGAGAAGCTGAGTGAACACAACGAAAAAAGAACTTGAGAGCGCATTAAAAAGGTTAGTAGAGTCTGCATCTAACTACGTTCAAGACGATATATGGTACGTTGCTTTAATGCTTGATATACAAAATGCTGCCTTTGTATTAGGTGATGACGCAACCCATGATTGGGTAGAAGAATGTTTAGAAGGGATTACAGAGTGAACTTAATAACGATTGACTTTGAGACTTACTACGATAAGTCTACATATAGTTTATCGAAATCGACCACAGAAGAATATGTGCGTGACCCCCGTTTTGAGGTAATCGGAGTAGCTGTTAAGGTTAACAACGAAGAAACCGAGTGGGCTAGTGGTACACACGAACAGATTAAGAAGTGGTTACAAGGATTTGATTGGGCTAACTCAGGTGCGCTTGCACACAACATGATGTTTGATGGCTTTATCCTTTCCGAAAGATTTGGCATTGAACCAAAGATATACCTTGATACTTTATGTATGGGTCGTGGGCTACATGGTGTGGAAGTTGGTGGCAGCCTAGCTGCATTAACTACAAGATACAACTTAGGTGTTAAGGGTGATGAGGTTATCGCAGCATCCGGGAAAACTCGGATCGACTTTACAGATGAAGAACTTAATAGATACGGTGATTACTGTGTCAATGATGTGGAATTAACCTACAAACTATTTCATACAATCATGGCAAAGGGGTTCCCCAAAAAGGAACTAAAGATCATCGACCTAACCCTTCGGATGTTTACCTTGCCGAAACTAGATTTAAACCTAACTATGTTAGAGCAACATCTACGAAACATTCAGGATAAGAAAGCCCTACTATTATTAGAGGCTGACGTTGAGAAGACCGAGTTGGCTTCTAACCCGAAGTTTGCCGCCCTCTTAGAAAAGATGGGTGTGCCTGTGCCAATAAAGATTAGCCCTGCAACAGGAAAGGAAACATTTGCCCTTGCTAAAAATGATGAAGAGTTTAAGGCTTTGGCTGAACACCCTGATCTTAGAGTTCAGGCACTCGTTGCCGCTAGACTGGGGACTAAGTCAACCCTTGAGGAAACCCGAACAGAAAGATTTATCGGAATCTCAAAAAGAGGATTGATGCCAGTCCCCCTAAAATACTATGCGGCACATACGGGAAGGTGGGGTGGTAGTGATTCCCTAAACTTGCAGAACCTTCCAGCACGGGGTGATAACGGTGGGAAGTTAAAGAAAGCAATTGAAGCTCCTGAAGGCTATGTAATTATTGATTCAGACTCATCACAGATTGAAGCACGGGTACTTGCTTGGTTAGCAGGACAGAACGATTTGGTGGAGGCATTTAAGAATGGCGAAGACGTTTACAAGATCATGGCTTCGGCTATATATGAAAAGAGCGCAGATAAAATCACGAAGGAGGAACGCTTCGTCGGGAAGACGACCATCCTTGGCGCTGGCTACGGGATGGGGGCAAAGAAATTCGGGGCACAACTTAAGACGTTCGGTACGAGTGTTACTGAAGAGGAAGCCCGTCATATCATCGAGGTATACCGACAAACATATCCTAGCATTGTTAGCTTGTGGCGAGAAGCGCAGACGGCCCTAGAAGCATTAACTAAAGGCATGACAACATCTTTGGGTAAAGAAGGTGTACTAAGTCTGGTCCCAGAAGAACGTGGAATTCGATTGCCAAGTGGCTTGTTGCTTCGTTACGACGGATTGATAGCACTACGGGGTGAGAAAGGTATGCAATACAATTACAGGACTCGCTTCGGATGGAACAATATCTATGGCGGTAAGGTTATTGAGAACGTCTGCCAAGCCCTTGCTAGATGTATCATTGGCGAACAGATGATTAAGATTGCTAAGAAGTATGATGTCGTATTGACGGTTCATGATGCGGTTGCATGTCTTGCACGTGAGGAAGAAGCTGAAGAAGCCCAAGCCTACGTAGAGGAGTGCATGAAGTGGACACCTGAGTGGGCAGATGGTTTGCCTGTTAGTTGTGAGAGTGGGTACGGGAGGAGTTATGGAGATTGCTGAGGAATACAGATTAAAAGTATCAGTTAGAAATAACTTAATATTAAAAGCTATGGAAGCCCAAGGGTATACAAACATACATAAGTTCTCTAAAGCATGTGATGTTTCTATTACAGGGTTATATGATTTAATTAATTTAAAGGCTGCCCCTATAACTGAAGACGGGGAGTTTAGTAAAGTAGCAAAACAGTTAATGGAAGCCCTTGGTGCTTGCCCAGTAGAACTTTGGACTGAGGAACAACTAACTTTAAAACTAAGAACGAACAGTGTAGAAAGACATCTTAGTAAAGAGGCGTTACAAGAAGCCTTACAGTCTAATGCTAGAAGTTTAGTTGGCTTACCTTATGATGAGGTAGTTGACAAAGAAGAAGTTACATTAGTTAGGGACACGCTAGATAGCTTAACACCTAGAGAAGCGCAAGTATTAAGCATGCGTTTTGGAATAGGTAATGAAGATGAAGGTTCTTTAGAGGAAGTAGGTAAAAAGTTGGGGGTATCACGTGAGCGTGTTCGGCAGATGGAAGCTAAAGCATTACGTAAGATGCGCCACCCTTCAAGATCAGATAAATTAAGAGAACTTTTAGATGAGGAATAGTATGAATTTAGAACCTGTGGGCGCAGTTGTTTTTGATTACGCAGATTTATTATTACGTGCTAGGACTAACCTACGTGGTTTTGAGAACGCTATGAATAGTCGTCACTTTGGTGAGGCACACGAATATATGATGAACGCTTTTGTAGATGTACGATTATTAACCCATATATCAGGAGAATCTTGTGACAATAAGCAGGAGTGACTTATTAAAAGAACTAATGCCAGGACTTAAAGCATTGTTTGATATTGAATACGATAAATATAAGGATGATCCTCGTATGCCTGTCTTTGCTGAGAAACCAAGCTATGAGATTGAGGTAGATTTTGACTAAGATTCCAGCGTGGTCATACTCAAGCATTAAGTTGTTTGACCAATGTCCTAAGAAGTATTACCACCTACGGGTGGTTAGGGATGTTAAAGACCCACCCACGGATGCCATTATGTACGGCAAGTCTTTCCATGAAGCGGCGGAATTATATATCAAAGAAGGCAAGCCCATACCCCCACAATTTAGTTTTGCTAAGAACGCTTTGGATAATCTAAAACAGTTGGAAGGCGAGAAGTTGTGCGAGTATGAGATGGGTTTAACGGCTAGTTTAGAGCCTTGTGGGTTCAAAGACCCTAATGTGTGGTGGAGAGGGGTAGCTGACCTTGTTATCCTCAATGGCAAGGAAGCACGTTGCCTAGACTACAAGACGGGAAAGTCAGCTAAGTATGCGGATACTGACCAGCTAGAGCTTATGGCACTTGCTATGTTTAAGCACTTTCCTGAAGTAGAAAGGGTCAAAGGAGCACTGTTTTTCGTGGTCAGCAAGAACTTCATAAAGGACTCGTATGATGGGGAGAATCAGGATAAAATGTGGGCTAAGTGGTTGGCAGAATTCAACAGGCTTAAGTTCGCTTACGAGAATGACGTTTGGAATCCTCGCCCAAGTGGGTTGTGTAAGAAATACTGCCCCGTTTTAGAGTGTCCTCACAACGGAAGAAATTAAAATGCCTTATGTAAATAAACCTAGACCATACAAAAAAGAGTACGAACAGCAAAAAGCTAGAGGTGAACTTGAACGTCGCATGGAGCGCCAACGCTTAAGACGTGCATACGATAAAGCTCATGCTGATAGTCCGGTAGACAAAGATAAGACTGCCGAAAGTAGAGAAGGTAAAGACTTAGCCCATAGAAAAGCCTTAGATAAAGGTGGGTCTAATAAAGACGGATACTCGGTTCAAAGTGTTTCAAAGAACCGATCCTTTAAACGAGATTCAAAAAGTAACCTAGTATCAGAAGTAAGTAAAAAAGAAAAAAAGAAAAAATAAAAATAGGTAACGGGAGAATAAGTTGGAAATTGTAGATAACAAGGTACTTGTTTTAAATCTACGTGACCCAAACAAGGTTACGTCAGTAATACCAAAAAGCCGAGATTTAGGCGGGAATCGTGTCGCTGTTAATTGGGGCTTGGATGAAGCGCAAGTGCTAAAGAACTTACAAATTAAAAACATCCCATCACCAATTATGGGACAATACAACTGGCCTGGATTACACAAACCGTTTGATCATCAAAAAGTTACTTCATCATTCTTGACTTTGCACCGCCGAGCTTTCTGTCTTAACGAACAAGGCACAGGCAAGACGGGATCAGTTATTTGGGCAGCAGATTACCTAATGAAGCTAGGGCGAATTAAACGTGTGCTTGTTATATGCCCTCTTTCTATTATGGATTCGGCATGGAGAGCAGACCTATTTAAGTTTGCCATGCACCGCCACGTAGATATAGCCTATGGTAACAAGTTTAAACGCTCAAGAATTATTAGGTCGGAAGCAGAGTTTGTTATCATTAATTATGATGGTGTGGAGATTGTGCAGGAAGAAATAGCAAATGGTGGGTTTGATCTAATTGTTATTGACGAAGCTAACGCATATAAGAATCCTACCACTACTCGCTGGAAGACATTAAACAAGATTCTTAAGCCTGACACATGGCTATGGATGCTAACAGGGACACCAGCCGCACAGTCCCCAGTAGACGCTTACGGGTTGGCAAAGCTAGTAAACCCTCAAGGAGTACCAAGGTTTTATTCAGCGTTTAAAGATATGGTGATGTATAAGGTATCGCAGTTTCGTTGGATAAACAAGCCTGATGCAGATAAGACGGTACACCAAGCACTCCAGCCAGCCATACGCTTTACTAAAGAAGAATGTTTGGACTTACCTGATATGACATACGTATCCCGTGAAGTCGAATTGACCCCAATGCAGAAGAAGTACTACGAGTTGTTACGTAAACAGTTGGTAGTATCGGCAGTTGGGGAGCAGATTACGGCGGTAAACGCTGCAGTTGGATTAAACAAACTCCTACAAATATCTTGTGGTGCTGTTTATTCTGATAGCGGGGAGACATTAGAGTTTGATATTAAGAACCGATATAAAGTGTTACGTGAGGTAGTTGATGAAACAAAACAAAAGGTTTTAATCTTTGTGCCGTTCAAACATACCATCGGTATCTTGTCGGATAAACTAAAGTGTGACGGATTTACAACAGAAATTATCAATGGTGATGTAAGTGTTAATAACCGCACAGATATATTTAAACGCTTTCAAGAAACACCTAATCCACGTATTTTAATTATTCAACCACAGGCGGCGGCACATGGTGTAACGCTTACAGCGGCTGATACGGTGGTGTGGTGGGGTCCGACATCATCATTAGAAACATATGCGCAAGCTAACGCTCGTGTACATCGTGCAGGACAAAGACACCCAGTTACAATCGTAAGGTTGCAAGGAAGCAACGTTGAAAAGCATTTATACAAAATGCTTGATAATAAAATAGAAGATCATGTAAAATTAGTTGAGCTTTACAAGAATTTACTTGATTAAGCTAGTTTAGAGTAGTATAGTATTAACACTGATAGTGAGAAAACAAAAGTGCCGCTATCATTACAAACAGGAGAATATAATGTCAGACAACGAAGTTGTAGGGGACAGTGTCCCTTTAGAAAAGCTAACCCGTATATACGTTAAGATGCGGGATAAAAAAGCCGAGCTTGCACATGAGCTTGAGCAGAAGATCGGTAAGTTAGAAACCGACATGAGTACTATAAAATCAGCGATCATTCATCAAATGGAAGACCTTGGTGTTGAGAGCATACGAACCGAAGCTGGTGTTGTATACCGTACCGTAAGAACTAAGTACGCAACATCCGATTGGGAATCCATGAACAAGTTTATTCTTGAACATGGTGTGCCTGAACTATTGGTGAAGTCTATTAACCAATCCAATATGAAGGCATTTTTAGAAGAGAACCCTGATCTATTACCCCCAGGACTTAACGCAAACATGGAATATTCAGTAACAGTAAGGAGAAGCAAATAATGGAAGAATCATACGTTGCAATAGAAGATGTGGCAAAGCACTTTGCTGTATCAGTATCAACTGTACGTGCATGGCTCCGACAAAATCTTATTCCTTCATTAAAGGTTGGCGGTGTATATCGTTTCAAACTAAATGAAGTAGATGAGGCTTTAAGGAAACTAAGCGGCGGCACATTAGTACAAGAAGAAAAGGATGGTAGTTTGACAGTTACTGCCGATTCCAATGCAGCACAACTGTCATTTAATTTTAACCCCGACGATGACATTTAGGAGAATTAAGTGAAAAAAATCGTTTTAGCCATTTGGCTTTGTATGGTAGCAACACTAGCTTACGCTAACTGTACTACTTCAACTGTTACCTATAATGGTAAATTTACAACATGTACTACATGCTGTTATAACGGTAACTGCAACACAACTTGTTTCTAATTAAGGAGAATAATAATGAGCGAAATGACTCTATTTAAAGGTGGTTTACCTGCATACCTAAAAGGTACTGATGATGCAACTAATGCCCTAGCTGGTACAAGCGACGGTGGTGGTTTAGGTGCACGTCGTATATCAATTAAAGGCGGTGTATTCCGTGAATTTATTGGTGGTAAAGAATACCGAGTATCTGAAGAACGTTCTATGAACGTGGTAATTGTAAAAGCTGCTTCAAAAGTTTCCCGTATTTACTACTCAGGTAGTTATGTAGAAGGTGAAACTGTGTCCCCAACTTGCTGGTCTTCCGACAGCCAACGCCCTGATGAAAAGGTTAAGACTCCGCAGTCAGCCACCTGCTTAACTTGCCCAAAAAACATCAAAGGTTCAGGTCAAGGAGAGAGCCGTGCTTGCCGCTACCAACAACGTCTAGCCGTCGTACTGGACAGCGAGGTAGATAAAGAAGAAGTTTATCAATTAGTACTGCCACCTACATCCGTGTTTGGTGATGGTGAAAAAGGTAAGCTCCCTTTACAAGCATATGCTCGTCATTTGAAGAATCACGGTACACCCATTACTGGTGTTGTTACTGAGATGCGATTTGACACAGCAAGCCCTACTCCTAAGTTAGTGTTCAAACCGTTGCGCCCTGTTACAGAAGAAGAGTATGCAGTTATTCAAAAACTCAAAGACTCTCCTGAAGCATTATCTGCAATAGCATTAACGGTTGCACAAACTGATGGTGTTAAGGATAAGCCAAGTTTGAAGGCAGCACTACTTGCACCAGTAGAAGCAGAGGCTGTTGAAGAGCCTAAAAAAGCAGCACCCAAGAAAGCCGTAGTTGGCAACGAACCTAAGTTAGAAGACTTAGTTGGTGAATGGGATGATGCTTAAATAACTGTTTTACGGGGGGAAAGCGCAAGTCGGCTCGGCGACTTTAAACAGCCTGTATGAATCGTAAGATTCTCCTTCACATGAGGCGCAAGTACCCCCACCCTAAAAGGTGGCTATGAACAATTTAGAATTTTTACAGAAAGTCCTTGGCGACGAAGGATACTACTGCATTGTGGGGCTTAAGAATGATACAAGTAAGCCTCCCATACAAAAGTTCTTCCAAAAGCTGGAAGACGCAGTAAAAGTTGCAGATAACTTAAAAGACGAAGGATATGAAGCATACTATGCTCTAGCTACGTTTGAAGATGGAAAGTCAAGGAAGACCGCTAATGTTAAGCAGTTACGTTCTTTATTTATTGATTTAGATTGTGGTCAGGGTAAACCCTACGAAACACAACAAGAAGCACTCGTAGCATTAAAAAAATTCTGTTCAGAAACAGGTATGCCAAAACCAACGCTTGTCAATTCAGGCGGGGGTATACATGCTTACTGGATACTAACCGAAGCTGTTTCACGTGAAACATGGTTACCTATGGCAGAGAAACTAAAGAAGCTCTGTGACCAACATGACCTTGAAGCCGATCCCGTTGTAACGGCAGACTCGGTGCGTATTCTACGTGTCCCAGGAACTTTTAATTATAAGAACGACACGCCTAGAGAAGTTAAAGTACTAGGTCTTATACAAGAGCCGATTGAATTAAGCACCGTAGAAGATGTTATGGGTGAGGTGGTTTTACAAAGACCTTCTTACATACCCCGTGGCGAACTCGACGATGTAACTAAAGCGATCCTTGGTAACTATACCAATCGTTTTAAGACGATCATGCTAAAAACTAGCAAGGGTGAAGGCTGCCCACAGTTAGCATGGGTTTATCAGAATCAAGAAACAATGGGTGAACCACCTTGGAGAGCAGGGCTTTCTATTGCCAAGTTTTGTATTGATGCCGATTTAGCTATTAAGAAGATTTCAGAAAAGCATCCTGAGTATAGCCCTGAGTTTGCAGATCGTAAGGTACGTGGCATCAAGGGTGGTCCTTACACCTGTGCTAAGTTTGAGGAATACAACCCCGGCGGTTGTGATGGGTGCACCCATAAAGGTGTTATCAAGTCACCGATTGTCTTGGGGCGGGAAGTTCAAGAGGCTACTGATGAAGATAACATCGTAGAAGATAGTCCGTTTAATATTAATCAGGGGCATACCCAAACCTACATTATTCCTAAATACCCAGACCCATACTTTCGTGGTAAGAACGGGGGCATCTTTAAACGGGTAGTTAAACAGGATGATGAGATAGAAGTGCAGATTTACCACAATGATGTGTACGTAACACGTCGTTTGCTAGATTCAGATGTGGGTGAGGCTGTAGTCGTTCGATTACACCTACCTAAAGACGGAGTAAGAGAATTCACAATCCCACTTTCTGCCGTTACTTCCAAAGACGAACTACGTAAGTACATGTCGTCTAACGGGGTAGCCGTAGTTAAGATGGATGAGATCATGTCGTACATAACACAATGGGTTAACCACATGCAACATAACACAGCAGCAGATACAGCACGGAGACAATTTGGCTGGACTGACGATAAATGCGAAGCCTTTGTTCTAGGGGATAAAGAAATCCGTGCAGATCGGGTAGACCATAACCCACCATCTTCATCTACGGCACAGTTATTTAGTGCCTTTGTACCCAAGGGTTCTATAGACAGGTGGAAAGAAGCTATGGAGTTCTACAACCGCCCCGGAATGGAACTACATCAATTCGTTATCGGTCTATCGTTTGGCTCTATCTTTACCAAGTTCACATCGGTTAACGGTGCATTACTGCACGTCTTTAGCCCTGACTCTGGAATCGGCAAGACGACTGCCCTATATGCTGGTGCAAGTATTTGGGGTGACCCTAACAAGCTAGTCCTTAAAGAGTCTGACACAACCAACTCTAAAATGAACCGTGCCGAGCTATATAACAACTTGTGGTTACCGATGGATGAGGTTACTAACTCTACTGCCAAGGACTTAAGCGACTTCGTATACCAATACACTTCGGGTTCACAACGGAATCGGCTAAGTGGTAGCGCCAACGTAGAAAGAACTCGTGGAGAACCTTGGAAACAAAGCGGAGTAAGTACAGGCAATACCAGCATTATGGAGAAGATCAGTAGTTACAAAGCCCTACCAAAGGGCGAAGCTATGCGTATCCTTGAAGTACGTGCTAAGCCGATTTTAGATTTGATTAAGTCTAATACAGATGATCTTAGTGAGAACATCTTAAATAACTACGGTCATGCAGCTATTCCCTATCTTCAGTACATTATGAACGACATACAGGGTACAAAAGACAGCTACAAGGCTACCCAGTTAAAGCTAGATAAAGCATGTGGATTTAGCCCTGCGGATCGTTTCCACTCTGTAATCGTCACAAACGGCATTATGGGCTTGATGATGGCTAAACGTGCAGGTTTGCTTAACTTCGAGCTTGCGCCTGTTGTAGCATGGGTTAAAGAGGTTGTAAGCGGTATCCAAGAACAAGTATTATCTATGGATGTTGATGCCGAAACTAGTTTAACTAACTACCTTGCTGAAAATTATAACAATGTCTTACGTATCAGAAGCACCGAGGATGTACGTACTTCTACTAATAAGAACGATCTAGACCACCTAGTTATCCCTGATGCTACCCCTCGTATATCGTTAATTGCACGATATGAGTATGACGTTAGGTTAATGTATCTGTACCCAAAACCATTAAAAGAATGGTGTACCAAGCAACAGATTAACTACCAAGGGTTTGTTGATTCATTAAAACGTGGGCGCACTAAAGCCAAGATAGCTAAGAAACGTATGGGTAAAGGCACTCATATGAATCTGCCTTCGGTAGACGTGCTATTAATTAACTGTGAGGGGTTCTTAGATGAAACCAAAGAAGAACAAATTGCCGCCGCAGCCGAACACAAAGCCGCACTTGAAGGTGATGCGGGACGGGCAGATATGTCCTGATGGTGTTGTTATTAATGTGAACTGGGATGATTTTGTTGTAGGATCGTCAATTTTTATCCCAGCCATTAACCTAGCAACATTAAATAAACAAGTGCAAACTTTAGCAAATGATAGGAATTTTAAGCTACAAGCAGCCGAAAGAATTGAAGCTGGGAAATTAGGTATGCGGTTTTGGAGAATTGTGTAATACAATTAACCCGCAACGCTTATTCTCCTGTTGCATTTGTTCTCCAAGAACAGCCCCTTAGCCCCCACCTAGCGTGGGGGTTTTTTTATTTATCGTACTCAGATGCGTTCTGCATCATTTCTTTATATAACTTCTCGCTAAACTGCACACCCTTAACAGTACGCTTTGTAGCGGCTTTAAACGCTGCCTCAGAACGTGTAAACGTATCTTGGCTAATGTCTAGTGCTGGATACTTCTTATTCAACTCTAAGAGTTCCTGCTTATGTTCTGTAGCTTCCTCAAAGTCACCCATACGTTTAGAGATGTTGTACTGTTGTAGCAGTTTCGACTTCTTCTGCAGTATGCTCTTCTCAACACCCTTAACTTGGGCGTTAATTTCAAGCTGTCGAACGTAGTCTGCTGGTGCAAAGCCAAGCGCTTGTGCGCCGATACTGAACGCATTAAGATCTTCTGCAATTGGATCACCACGAAGGTTTTTGGCCCCTTCTGTTCCATATCTATAAGACTTCATGACGTTACTGATTGAAGATGGTAATACGTTTTCTACCCCACGCTGCATGTTACCTTCGTTCATCATATCTAAACCACGCTTAATACGTGAGCCTACACCGTATACTGGACCGCCGAGTGTTTCTAACAAACCTTGTTCAAATGTATGAGAGCTAGCAGATGGGTTGCTTCTAAATATTAAATCGCTCAAGCTAAAGCGAGATGCAACTTCAGCGCCTGTAACATAGTTCAACATACCCTTATAGGCAAACTCACCTACATACTTACGGGTTGCGGTTTCCATATCATCTTCGTCATCATCTGCAAACAAGTTGTATACCATAGCGGCAACACCAAACATCGGTATACCTTGCAGACCTGAGAACAATGCAGCAGTGCCGTAAACACCAGCAATTTGACGCATAGCAGCACGACGTACTTCTGGAGTTTCGCCTTTAAGAGCATCACGGGTTACTTTAAATAACATGTAGTACATGGAAACACCGTAGCGTTTAAACATGAACAGCACTTTACCTATATTGTTTTTAGCAATCAACGGTGCGCCGGCAGCAGAAACACCACCGTTGGTTAACTCGGTTACATGCATGGCGTAATTAGCCGCTTGTTTTTCAGCTTGTTCTTGAGTAAGCTCGCCCTTTTTAATTTTATCAGCTAGCTTTTTCATTTGTAAATCAAATCCAGCCACCAAAGATACATGACGGTTCATACGCTCACCATGATGGAAAGCAAAACCAGAAGTAGCGTTTAATGTACTTGCCCAATTCTTACGCCCATCTACTTCTAATACATCGTAGAACTGTGAACGATTAAGTTGCCCATTATCGGCCCAAACTTTAATAGCTGTAGCATACTTCTTACCTGCGGCAGTATCGGCACCGTAGTTATCAATAGCTGGCATTGCCTTCATCTTGACCTTTTCACCACTGCCAATCATTTCGACTGTGCGAGCATCCTTACCATAACCGCTATTTAAGTACACACTATAAGCATTGTTGATAGCGCTCATAGTTTCACCCCAGCCATGCTCACCAGCAAGATACGGGGCTACAACCATAGGTACTTGTGCCAAGTTAACCGCAGCAGACGAGATGTTAAAGCCAAGCAGGTAGTTAAACCCGATTGTATTTAACATGCTAGAAATCTTGCTAACTTTTGGATTAATGATGAAATTAGCATGCTTCTCAAACATCATAATGTAGTCATTAAGCAGCTTGTTATCTTTGGCAGGGAGGAAGTTACCTTGTTCATCTTTGTCACTAAGACCTCTACTTGCGGCTTTAGCGTACTCTCTCATGTCATCTAATAACTTATTAAGTTTAGCTGAGTACCTCATCCTACCAAGTTGTTGAGACGTGTTGTACATACGGTCACGGAGGGCCTCAATAGCGTCACGTCTAAAACCAAGGGTTTCTTTACGCTTTTGGAATGACTGCGCAAAAGAAGTTTCAGGTAAGGTGCTAAGATACAAGTTCATTACTTCTTCAGCATTATCGTTGTATGCTTTAAGTTCTTTTTCGTATTTAACTTTTTCTATCGGCGTAGGATTATTAGGTTCTTTTGGTCGGTTAACTTCCAGAACATTAAGAACCTTATTTACAAACGAACCCGATGGTGCACTACGGTATTTGTAGTCAGAAAGCTGTGAGAACTCTTGGATCTGTTCAGCACCTTCTTCTCTTAGTAATTCGATCTGTCTTCTACGTTCTCGTTCAGTTTCATATGCTTCAACGTAGGGTTCTAGAGTAGTTTCACCATCTCTTGTAGTTGACAAGTTGTACGATAACCAGTATTTACCTTTACGAGTTAACGCAAAGTATGGGTCAATCTGACCACGTTTAGATAACTTTTCTAAAATGTCTGCTTTGATTTTAGCTTTGGCTTCAGGATCAGCAACAAACGTATTAATACGATCTTCAATAGAGTCAAGAATTTCTTGGTACATAGCCCCATATGCATCACGCATATTTTCATAAAGCTGTTTAGCTTTAGGGGTAAGTTTGTTGTAATCTCTTACAACTTGGTCGTAATCTGCTTGGGAGGTCTCTTCTTTTTTAGCTTTAGTTGGATCAATTCTAAGAGTAGTACTGTCATAAACCACCTTGTTAAATAAAACAATTTGGGATTGAAGGGCATTTTTAGCCCACTCTTCTGCTTTACGAATCAAAGGTTCAATAGATTTATTTAAACGATCTACATAACCTGAGTGCTCATCGTTAATAGTATTAAACTGTGGAGCCATATTTAATCCTGCACGTTTAGCTTCTTCCGTCAACGCCTTAACAGGTAATACCGAAAGGGCAGCTTTGCGAGCATTACCGACAATACCGTTCTTCAAGAACTCATGCAGAGCATCAGCACGGGCTGGACTTAATACACCAGCATCCTCAATCGTATCTACAAAGCTATCAAATATAGAGCGAGCATCACTTCCATTTACTCCGGGTGCGGCAGGATTGTTGCGAAATGTCGGGTTACGGTATACCAAACCACGTGATTGGAGTAACGCATTACTTCCTGGTTTAGCCCCAGTACCTGATATAACGTAGTTACGAGCATCGGCTAAGAGCTGTGCCACATCATTGTCGCTTACATATGGCAGACCAAGACGCTTTAAAAAGTTACGGATCATGTTGTACAGCTTAGCCATGCCCTTTAGTTCTTTAACTTCAGGACCACCTGTTTCCTGCATATCGGCTAGTACTTCTTCAGTAGCCAAGTCTTTACCAAGGTCAGGGTTATCCTTTAGCTTAGCATCTGCCAGTTCACGTATTACTCTGTTTCCGGCATATATCTCACCCATAATCTTTGAGTAGCTACTGCCGAGAATAGACTGCAGTCCATAGTGTCCTGTTGCTTCATGGGCTATAGATTTAACTACGTCAGCAAGGTCGATTGCGTTGTCTGCAATAAGGATTACTGTTTTGGTTTTAGCGTCATAGAAAGCTGGTGCGTATTCTGCTTTAGCATCACGCATTGCTTTTTCAATAACAGGTCCTAGATCACTAACAGACTGCACGACACGAATTTCAGGTGCTCTAGTCCAGTTGGCTACGATTCGACCAACAAGTTTTTTAACTTCAGCCATAGGCAAGCCACCGACTTTACCAGCACGGATACGGAACTTGCTATCTGAAAGTTCAATTCTTAAGTTGCTAATCTCATCACGGAGATAGGCTTTTTCGTCTGGGTCAGTCTCTCTATGTAGACGGTCATTTAGTTCGGTTAAGCGTTCTCTTATAACCTTTACTGCTTCAGGATCTGGATTAATATCTTCTTCTGCAATGACTTCGGCAATGGGAGTTTGTACAGCAGGCTTAGTAGTCGTAGGCTTAACTTTGGGTTTAGTAGCTTTAGGCTCAACTTTTTCTTCCTTTAATGCACTACGCTTATTCTCTTTTCGTACTCCAGGTCCTCCAGCAGGCCCCTTAGTATCATCCACTCTTCCGGGTTTAGGTGCACTAGGTCCCTTGGCAGGTTTAGCGTCCCCCTGCTTTTTAGAAACCGAAACGCCTTTTCCACCTGTTTCACTGACAGATCTAGCTCGAACTCTTCCACTTTCTGCTCCTTTTAATACTGCTCCACGTGGACCAAACATTTCTTGCTGCGTAGCTAATGCGTTAAACGCTTGCATTGCCATAGATTCTATTGCTTGTTTTGTAGCTGGTGCTAAGTTAGGGTTACTACGTATACCAGCTATAGTTCTACCTATGGCTACCTGGTCTTGGGGGTTAGCCATGTCCTTGTTAAGAAGTTGGCGGTAAAATCCTGACTGTTTACTGAGGCCGGTACTGTCTAGCAACGGAGCATCTAAGACCGTGCTGTACTCTACTTCTGGCACTGCTGCTTCTACAGGGGCTTCTGCAATACGTGGTTGCCCAACACCTTGCAAAGCTAATTGCTGTGGCTCTCTAGGTTTAGGTGTTCCTGCTGGACCTTTCTCAGCCTTCTCTTTGATGCCAGTGATCTCTGGGGAAAGTTCATTTACAACTTCATTAGCTTGAGGTTGCTGCTCAGCCGCTAATAATGCAGCCTTTACATTGTCTGCTTTTTTAATTAATGCTTTTTCGGTGTCAGTTAGTTTAAGGCTAGCGTAACCAGCACGTTTTAAATTTTCTTGGAAAGCCGTTATTGTATCTTGGATAGTCGGGTTATCTAAAACAGGGTGTAACAAGTCAAGACGTGCGGCTTCACGGCGGTTTATATCACCTTGGCGTACACGCTCATCAGTTAAAGAAATCTCATCATCAAGAATCTGTTTAGCAGTTTGGACACGGGCAATCTTTTCTTGTTGCTGTACAGCCGCTTCTTCCATGTACAACTGATTCATTTCTTGATTTTGCTGATCTTGCTGCGCTACCTGCATCTGCTCCGCAGTCATACCACCTTGCAAATCTAAACCTTGCTGTTGCTGTGCAGGGGGTTCTGGAGGTACAGGTGCTGTTTGGGCAGCCATAGCTTCTTGAGCTTGACGAGCATCGTAAGGTGTAGCCTGACCAGCCTGTTCAAATATATCACCTTGTTGCTGTGGTATGGGGGCTGGTGGACCTTCTTGCGCTGCCGCTCGTTGTGCATCTGCTGCTATTTGCTGATCTTGTAAAGCTTTAGCTTCATTCTCTGCAATCTGCTGGTTACGTAAGTCACGCTCTGCACGTGCTTGTAGTGCTGCGCCGGGAGCGCCATAGGTAGTACCACCAACTACACCTTTAACTGCCGATGTGATGATGCGGTCAATGTTCTCAGGGGAGAAGTATTCTTGTTTATCACCAGCCATCTGCTCGCCAGCAATAGTAAGAACTTCTTGTAAGCCTTCTGTACCACCTTCACCAGCAGCAGTCTTAAGTAACTGCGCACCAAAAGCCTTTTTCCAAGTAGTTGGAACTACAGTTGATTTTTCAAGAAGCTGAGCAGCTAGTGCATTTTTACCTGCGGGTCCTAGCTGGCTAATGATTTTACTTGGTAAGTATGTATCTAATAAACCTACAACAGAACCAACAACTAAAGAAAGCCCAGGCTCAATACTACCTGTCTTCTCATAGATACTTTGAAATACATCAGGCACGTTAGTTGCCATTGATGAACCAATTAAGCCTGTTTGCGAACCAATCCGTGCGCCTTCAGCTATAGCTTTTTTCTGGATACCTGCGTCTAATGCACGTGCGCTTAATCTATCACCAACTTCTTTAGCAGCTTCCCCAGTAACCCCACGCTTTGCGGCGTACTCGGCAGCATTAGCCGCAAGGGTTTTCTCTAAACCTTTTTTGGCAAGGTACTTACCACCAACTGCACCAACACCAGCACCTGTAAGCAAGCTAGCAATATTTGGGCCGAGTTCACCAACGGTTTCTGCAGCAAAAGGAAGGATGTCCCCAAGACCTTGTACATCTTTGTAAGATTTATAGGCAACAGGACTTATAGCTTCTGCTTCAGCCATACGGTCAGAGTACTCTTTTAGCTGTTCACGGGCATAGTCTTGTTGACCAAAAATAGCGCCGCCTAATGCTGGGATAAGGTCTAGTGCTGTACCTTTTAAGCCCTCAATACCACGAGAGAAACCACCTTTAAGTAATTCCCCAGTAGGTAAATCTCTTGGATCATACTTAGGTTGCAACGATTCTCGCTGCATAGTTTGTGCCCTAGACATGATTTCGTCACGGGTCATGGTATCAGGGAATTGTACGTCCCCAACACCAGGTATAGTTACACGTGGCATACGTGATCCTTAATCTTCAGAACTTAAAAGTCCACTACCCTTAGTACTCAAAGTTCTATATTTATTAATTGTATTTACATAGTCCATATCTACTAACTTTTTATATTGTGCATAAGCATTTTGATAAGACTTAGTTTTTGGGTTTGCTTTTAATAAATACTGGCTAGCTTGTGGGTCTATAGCATCTAATTGCTTAAGTATAGCAACATTACCTGCGGGATTAATTAAAGCCTCTTTATGTGCTTCATCTAGTTTATAAAGTACGTTCTGATTAATTGGACCTAAACCACCACCTGTACCCGTAGCTTTAGGAATTGGGTTAAGTGTTCTGAAACCTTGTGCAAGATTCTTATAAGTATCCGATTTGTAGTGTGGTACTTTAACTTGTGCTTCAGATTCTTTAAGGCTAAGCTCACGAGCACCTCTACGCATCTCTGGAGTCTTAAGTTCAATACCAGCCAACTTCTCAGCTCGTTTTTCTTTAGAACCTTGAATACGTTGTAATTCTTGCTCGTAACTATTTAACGCTGTCTGACCCGCAGCATTAAGATTTGCCATAAGATACGGGGATTGTCCGCCACCAAGAGCTAAACTGCCTTTAAGCAATGCGCTAATGCCTGCCATCTTTTGTGCTTTTTCATAATCCTCACCAGCACCACCAATTAAACGCTTAGCTTCTGCAAGTGCTTTATCTTCAACAGAATAATCTGTAGCAGGTAAGGTGTAATCTAAACTCGGCATAGCAAGGTTAGCTGTAGGAGCAGCGGGAGCGCCTGAACTTGTGGCTGTTTTTGCGTTTGGATGGATAACAATATCACCAGCAGGTAATACTGGCGCTGTTCGAAGTGCTGGAGTACCACCATAATAACCACCAGGTTGTGCATCTGCATCTGTAATAGCTTGACGTGGTGTAGTAAAGTAACTACCTAACTCTTTTAGTTTTTTAATAATACCTATGTTTGGTATTGCATAGTCTCCAAAACGACTTAAATCTTCCCTAAAAGCCGATCTACCATCGCCGCCTTGGTAAAAACGTGGTACATCACCGCCTTGTTCAAAAGCAATAATGCCACCACCAGCAAATTGTTCTGGTAAATTAGATCTAGCTACGTCAATACCTTGAGGTGCGGCTTGTGCCATTTGTTGTGGCATCATTTGCGGTTGCATTTGTGGCTGAGCTTGAGCTTGTAATTGCGACAAGATAGAACCGGGTTGTTGTGCGCCAGCTTGTATAGCTTGTTGGTTTTGTAAGTTTTGTTTTTGTTTAGCAATAGTGTTAAGTGCTAATAAAGCAGATATGTCACCTAATACATTGTTTTGCTCACTAGTATTAATAGTATCTTCTGAATAATCAGTTGGATCATTAATTACGTCACGGTTAATAGAAGCAATACCGCCAGAAGCATAGCGTTTAACTTCACCACCTTTATTAAATGCACCAGCCATTTTACCCAAAGCGTAACTGCTAAACAACGTACCGCCAAGACCTAATATTTGTGATAAGTCATTAGGACCAGCTTGAGTTGATTGTGTATTTTGTTGAGTGATAGGTAAACCAGACATCATGCCTTGTAAGAACTGTGTCTGTTGATAAGGGAACTGCTGTTGTTGTAAACCAAACTGATTCTTAAGTGAGAGTGCAGCCAGACGAGCTTGGGCTTCTTGAGACGCAATATTACCCAATGTACCACCAGCTTGAGTAGCACCAGCGTAACCTTGTTGTGCGCCGCCAACACCTTGTAATCCTATTTGTTGCCCTTGCATAGCGGTACCAAGTCCTTGTAAACCTACTTGCTGCCCCTGCATACCAATTTGCTGTCCTTGTAAACCTAAGCTAGCACCAAATTGTTGAGCCTGTTGAGCCTTATCAAAAGCACTTTGTTGTCCAGTAGCTTCGATACCAGCCAAACGGTTTTGTAAACCACGGTTAGCTTCAGCTTGTTGTAATGTTAAACGGTTACCACCAAAAGCGCCAGCGCCAACGGACTGAGCCGCCATCTGAGGGGCTTGAATTTGATAGTCACGAATTGCTTGTTGCTTCTGATAGTCCACCACGTTTTGCATGTAAGGAGACATATACTGCGCAATGGCGTTTGGATCGGTAGCTTGTTGTCCATACAGGTCTCCAGAACGGGCAGCAACTTGACCCATTGCAGAACCCATATCTCCGTACTTAGTACCTTGTGCGCCGTATTGAGCGCCTTGTTGACCGTATTGCAATGCTATTGGGGCTGTACTTAAAGACCCTCTACCACCAGCGGTAGCAAGCTCTGTTGCTGTAGCAAAACCTCCAGGAAGTTTTAATCCCGCCGCATCTACATAAGATTGGTTTAATAACTCAGGAGTTTGCTGATTAGCAACTAGACTCTGCGCTCTATTTAAGTAGTTACTAACGTATGGTTCTGCGTATGAAGATAACCCTTGGTTTGTAGTCTGTTGTGATGTAGGGCTAGAAGCTAGTCCTTTTGGATCAAAAATACCCATAATTTATCCTTTTGGAAAAAATTTATTTGGATTGATTTGTTTGCCCTGCTTTGCATTACCAGTGCGGGCTTTACGAATCTGATCCATCATTTTATATAATTGCTTTGCGCCTGCATCCGTAGAACCATTACCTAAATGGCTAACAACATCAGCAGGAACTACAAACTCACCTTCAGCTAAACGGGCGGGTTGTTGACCCCCTATTGTAGCGGGAATATGGTCACTCATACCATCACCAGGGCCTTTTAACAGGTGCCCACCGTCTGAGTAAGAACCTAAATTAGTACCCCCACCTGCGGCTAATTCGGCTATACCACCTGCAGCCATACCTCTTCTTGGATTTATACCGTAGTTGTAAAGTAAAGGGTCAAAACCATAGTTCCCTTTAGAAGTCATATTCATAGACGCAAACGGGTTAGCAGAAGTAGGGTTATATGTAGGCATAGTATTGCCTTGCCCAGGATTAAATGGGATATAACTTGTAGTGCTTGAAGGACCCGCAGATGGCTGGCCACCTTGACCACCGCCACCAGACATCATGTCCATTGCCATTTTAGCGGCAAGTGCTTGTTTAGCAGTTATACCAGCTCCGCCAGCTCCACCAACTAACGCACCCGTTGTAGGCACAGTTAAACCTACAGGTACTCCAGTACCTAATGCTCCACCAGTAATTCCAAAAGTAGTACCTGCAGCGCCTGGAGCAGTCAAAGTACCTAAAGTAGAAGATGCGCCTGGAACTGCACTAATACCAAACCCACCACCCCCTGCAGTGCTACCAAGAGCCGCACCTGGGCCAATTAATCCAGCAGCTCCCAATCCCGTGCCAGCAGCACCGACGGCAATAGCTAATGGAATCGCTGTTTCCATAAAAGAATCGAATCCACCTGACTTATTCCGATCATTATAAATAGGAACATAGTTACCGCTTTGATCCGTTAACAATTTACCTGACTTGGTATCTACAAGATTTTCACCAACAAAGGTTTTATTAATATCAACTTTTTGACCATTAATATCTATAGTGTCATCTAACGGACCTGCCGCCAAATACTCCATGTTTCTATAGCCCTTACGTACTGCGTCTGGATGAGCCTTGTATTGTTCTTTATACCAAGATTGTCCGGGAATATAATCAACTGGACTACCATCAGCGTTTACAGTTAGTACACCGCCCTTATCATCTTGTAATAAATGTCTTTTTTGTCCACCTGCACCCGTTTCTGAATCTTGCCCAACAACCTTAGAACCAATATGAAAAAACCCTTTAGGCACCTCAAACGGCGATTCTTCTACTTGGCTACCAGTTTCGCCGTCAAAATGCGCAATACCGCCTTGATTAAAAGGGATAGAATATCTGGCGTTAACCCCGTAAGGACGTTGTCCGTTAGGCATAGCTTTCATAGCTCTGTAAGCGCTAATATCTAAATTACCAGGGCCTACCGGGGTGTTATATCCAACATCGTAAGCACCAGGCATTCCTCTAACTCCACGCTCTCCAGGAAGTGCTGCAGCTAAACCGGAAATACCAGCACGAGCCTCGCCGTCACCCATTTGTTTTTGAGCTTGTAATCTAAGCAATGCAGCTTGAATAGGGTTCATTGGGCGATCATCTAAACGTAAAGGCATATATCTTGGGTCATACTTAGGGTCACCCGCCATTGCCATAGCCCGTACTTTTAAATCTTTTTCACTTTCGGGAGTATTTTTACCACCTTGATTATTTTGCACTCCGTTTAAAAGACCCTCCATACGAGACCGGGACATTGCATTTCTAACAGGGTCATGGGCATATCCATAAGCCGGATCCATATATGCAGTATTAGGGTAACCAAAACTAGTCTGTACACTACTACCGTCTTCTCCGTTATAACGAGCAATACCACCATCTGCAAATCTAGATACAGGTTGTCCAGTTAACGGGTTTATCGCTGGGTCATAATCAGCCATAGCGGCTTGTGCGCCTAGTGGGACTTGTGTAGGGGTAGCGTAATAACTACGGTCGATCTGACTCCCGGGGTACATACCCTTGTTCATAAAGTCGTACTGTCCTAAATCGCCGATGCCGTTAGAAGCCATAGTAATCCCTGATAATCTGTGTGAATTTTAACATTTAAACCTTGACTTTCAAAACATTAGCGTTGGCTGTATCCATATATACATCTCCTACCCGTAGGTAGACCAAATCAGACTGTGTAGGTATGCTAACCACTCTAGCCCCTGTAACCACGTTAGCTTGACTAAAATTCAATGCTGCAATAATCCTAGGGTCACCGTTTACCACATTACGCTGGGTAGACATAGAGCTTGGCCCAGGATTGTCTAATTGATTAAAATATAGGCGTAAAGTAGCATTAAGTTGTTCTTGGTATTGCTGGCTGTATTCCGTAGGAGCCGCAGGTAAGTTAGGGTTTTTAGTGGTTCCAGTACTCATCTTCTACCATCCGGTCTAATATCAATACGTGGAGTACCCATCTGCCAAGACACGCCCAGCCCATCCGAGTAAATCCGCATCGCCATTTGACGACCACGAAGCCGGGTATAGACCTGTCCTGTAAACTCTTGAATTGTGTATACAGGAACTGTACTAAAGTTATCAGCACTTTGAACGGGGTTTATATCTGCCGTATTATAGTTTGTACCGCTGTTCTGGCGTGGACGCAACTGCATCGTTACCGTAGGCTGGTTTACGTTTGAGCCGTTAAAGTTAATATCAGGCAACATCCGCCATACATAACCAAAGTTATGCCCATCCCCAATATCAAAGTCCGAAGATTGAACATAGGAAACAATAGGTACTGTCGTTGCGGTAGAAGAGTCATCATTACCAAGTTCGTGGTAAATAATAGTTCCTGTTGGATTTCCAAGCTCATCAACACCGTTAATAAATGCGCCCATAGGATTTTGTCTAATACCAGAATCTAACCAAGAAGTGCGGTTTAAAGAACCGTAATACCATACACGGTCTAAGTAGTTATAGATTACATACTTATCAACCACAGTGCTATTTACGGAACAATAATACCACCAGATTTCATTAAATCCTTCGTTAGATCCACAAGTTACTTGCCATGATTGGTCTTTATTAATATCGGCAAAAACATACTGACGTAGTGCGCAAGGCAATGTTTCTACACGACCAGAGTACATATAGAACTTATCAGCACCCATCCAGTAACTAACACCATTCACCGTAATAATAGAGTTTGGACCCATAATTGAGATGTTATCCATCAATACAGTAAAGCCCCATACATACGGAGGTCCAAGATACTGCATAGAATAAATAGTAGAGTCAGTAAGAACTAAGATTTCTTGGCGGGTAAAAATAGACGTTACAATAAAAGAACCGTGTGATAGTCGGAACTCACCAGCCTGATTAGTAATCTCAGGTTCCCATTGGTAGGGGTTTTCTTGGTCAGACCAACGTACCAGCATAGGATCAAATGGTGTTAATGGGTCTGCAGGGTTGTAGGAGTTAGCCCCCATAGCAATAACAAAACGTTGAATATCAGAAGACACCACTTCATTAGTAGCGTTTGGAACCCATTGCCCGCTAGTAGCTACTGCTACGTTAGCCAAAGACGCTAAAGATTGACCCCTAAACTGCGTACCTAAAGCTGCATCCCAATAATATATCTGCCCACCACGAGGAGCAAAGACTAAATCCTCACCAAAGTTATCTGCAGACCATAAGCGAAGTTGTGAACCTACTGTTTGCGGTGCAGCATTACCCCAACCGTAAAAACTCCAAGGACCAGCACCCCAACCATTACCAAACGTAAATACATCCAGACCTACAGGAACTAGGTAGTCAACCGTAATGTTATTGCCCCCACCAGCATCTACTTTCGACGTAGTAAAGGTAATATTAGTAAGATTTGTATCTGCTGTAGTTAAAGCTGGAGCATACCAATAGCTTGTCCCATATTCAAATACTTGATGTTCTTGATTAATAACGTTTGCAGTTAACCCACCAACGGCTGTACAGTTGGACATAATTAAAAAGTCTCTAGTGTTAGAAACGTTATTAGCATCAAAGAATTGGAAGTATCCGCTTGCTATGTTAGCACCAGCAGTATGGGTTGCAGCAGTTGTATTATTAAATCCACGAACACAATCAACAGCTACGTTTGCCGTAATAGTATTATAGTAAATCTGCTCGCTATCAATCTTCATTACCCCAGCTTGAGGTGCAAAATAAGCGGCATTTGTTAGCGAGATTGTAGTTGTGTTAATTGTGACATTAGCTACTAAAGTTGTAAATCCTGTAGAGATAGTGTTGTTATAGGTTGTTCTACCAATAATAGGTGTAATGTCATAATAGAAACCACCAGACTCAACATAGAATTTAAGGTTTGTGCCAATACCAAGGTAGTTAAATCCAGCCAAAGTAGCCCAGTTCCAAATAGAACGAGCAACACCTAAGAATCTATTAGCACTTAGCCGAATCCAACCACCTAGCTTTTCTGGAAAGCCAGAACGAAACCGAATTTTATCGCCGTCAAAATACCCACCCTCATTGCTGTAATCGGTGCCTTCTCGGTTTAAACCAGGTCGTAATTGTATTTTTTGTAATGGCATTTGGGTTTACCCTAACATTCTTAATGATTCTACTTTTACTTCATTTACTCGGCGTTCCCAACCTTTACCAAAAGTAGGCCAAGTATTAAGAGACTTTAGGAATTGTAAACGAGCATTACAGAAGTCTTCTATAAGATTAGTTGGATCCGCCTGATTTACGGCAGCCATAGTAGCTGGGCCAATACCACCGTCAACAGTAACCCCAACACAACCCTGCAACAGTTTAACGGCACGCCCGACCCCGGAATTAACAGCGCAGTCAAAAACAGCGTAGTCAAGACCAGATACAAACTCATCAGCTCTGCAAGCATCCCAGTATTTCCTTTTATATAAAGGTGCTACATCATCAGGAGTTAAGGCTCTCATCTGCTTCTCATCTACAGGATGACCCACCCAGCTTTCCCATACTTTAGCAGTAACTCCCAAGTTAGTCATGCCACCCGGATCAGACGGGTGGTTTACAAACCCACCCTCGTGGACAAGCAGTTTTTTTAAACAAGCGTCAAAATTACTTAGCATTAAAAATGCCTATTTGTTCATTGAGCCATGCCTGTAAAGAAACCAGTTGCTGCGTAGTTATCGCACATTTTTCAATAAATTGAGGGTCGGTGGGGGTTCCATCAGTAGGGCTGGTGGTGTTGGAAATTGTGCCTGTTTGACTGCTACTGGAGAGGCGCACCCCACCATAAGTAGACTTAATAAGAGCAAGCTTGTTTTGATAGTCATTTTTTACCTTTTCATTTACTTGGAAAGCTTCTTTAGCTTTGTAGAGATTAATCATTTCCTGTTCTTTAGCTTGTGCTTCAGCTTTAGATACATAGGCATCATATTTTACAGATTGATACTTTCCGTAGCCTATGCCACCAACAGCCGCCAAAGATAGGGCTGCATAAATATAAAACTGAATTGGTATTGTTAGTCCGAACATTATTTTTTATCCAATGGCATCGTTGTTACAAAACGCAAAATAGCAACCACAATCCCAATACTGATAAGTACAACACCATATAGTCTTGGATCAATAAGTTTTTCAACATAGCTAAAGTTATCATAAACAACTCCTAAAATAACCAACGCAAGAGAGAACCACATGGTCTTTGAGTGCATAGCACCCACTGTCTTGCGCCTCATACTACCAAGTGATACCAATAACAGGCACCGAAGTAACTGCAACCGCTACATGTTGTTCAGGGCTAGATAAGTCTGCGCCGCAGTCATTGCATACCTTGTTAAAAAGTTCAGCTTCGTCTACATCCCGACTGCAATTAGGGCAATAGATTTCAACCTTAGTTGCTACTTCCGTAACGTCCGAAGAAAGTTCTTTAGCTTGTTGTTCAATAATCATGCTGTGTAGGTCCCAGAAACGGTGTATTTGAGAATAGTATTTGCTCCAGAAATAGTAATTGTTGGAGCGCCTGTAGTAGTTCCGCTATAGCTTGCAGTAGGTACGGAAACAACAATAACTCCTGAACCACCAGAAAAGTTACCGCCACCCGCACCGCCACCAGTATTTACACTACCATTATTACCTGCAGTACCACCACCGCCAATACCTCCAGCCGCCGCACTACTACCACCGCCACCGCCGCCACCGCCTGAGTAGTAAACATTTGAACCAGTAAGCGTGTTTAAAAAGCCAGCACCACCAGCACCTGCTACTGAGTCGCTAACTGAAGTTGCTCCAACTGCAGCGCCACCGCCACCGCCACCACTGCAAAATGTTTGACCACCACCACCAGCAAACCCTTGTCCTGATATGCCAGCACCGCCAGCACCTGCTAATGTAGGGTCAGCACCACCAGAACCGCCACCGCCGCCAGAACCACCAGCAGAACCGTTTGCTCCATAAGCTGAAGTACCAGTTTGACCACCAGCGCCGCCGCCAGTTGCTATATCAACGCCTGTAATAGAAGAATTAGTACCTGCGCCGCCAATACCGGTTCCACCACCGCCAATCACCATAGTGTAAGTAGCGCCGGGTGTTACTGAAAGGGAGCTAGCTTTAAATCCACCACCGCCACCACCACCACCAGCAGCATTAACAAAACCACCAGCACCGCCACCAGCTACAATTAAATAGTTAATGGTATACACGCCCTGTGGGAACGTTTGGAATCTAACCCATGTACCATTTGAATAGCCTTCATAAATTGCTAATTCGCTGTTGTAACGCAATATTCCATTTTGCCCTGTAGCGGAACGAGATGCTGTATTTCCAGTTGGTAAAAAGATTTGCCCAGTACTTGAGTTAGCAAAAAGGTTTGCGCCAAAAGTAGCCTGATTCAAAACAACTAAGTTTTTACCTACAGAAGCATTACCTGTAACAGTTAAGTCGCCATCAATATAGTTAAACTGTGTAGCACTAAAAATGTTTGTTCCGTCGCAGAAAATGACTTCACTTGCAGCATTAGCTATGGCAACACCGTTTCCACCAGAGGTTTTAAGAGTTACAGTAGCATTAGAAAAATTACGAACAATATAGACTTTTTCTACTGCTGGAACAATAACGTTACATGGGGCGGCTAATAACCCACCAAAAACTAATACAGCGTTACGAGCCTCATCTGGCAAACCATTAAAGTCAGTTAAAGTGTAGTTACCAACTAAAGTAATGGATTGAACCCCAGCAATGGCTTGTTCAAGTAACGTACCAAGGTTAGTATTAGTGGTCGTACCCCAAGTTCCGGCTTGTTCGCCGTTACCAATAAGTTCTAATCCGAGTGAGGTTGAATAGGTTGATGGCATTTGTTTTCCTTTATGCTGCTATAAGTTCCCAGTCTGTTACTGCATTATCTGGTATTTGACTCCAACCAGACGTTGAATTGTCGTTTATATTTGTCCAGCCGGGGTCCGGCACATCCGGAATCTGTCCCCAAACAAGTACTTGACCGATTATACCTTGTGCTTGAACGCCTGTTAAGTAGATATTTGCGTCGGCTTTAGGGTCTACTGTACCTATTTGTCCTACTGCTTGAACACCTGTTACAGTAACATTTGCAGTAGCCGTAACAACAACTGTACCGGTTTGACCTACCGCCGCTATTCCAATTAAGTAAACATTTGCGCCCCCAGTTGCGCTTGCAGTGCCTAGCTGGGTATTGCCTTGAACGCCCGTTATAAAGACATCCGCATTGGCTGCTACTGTTACGGTACCAACCTGACCAATACCCTGAACACCTGTTACAAAAACATTTGCTGTACCAATAACACTAGCAGTACCCGTCTGACCAACAGCTTGAACACCCGTTACAACAGCATTTGCGCCCGCAGTGGTGTCTACTGTGCCTAATTGTCCAACAGCTTGAACACCCGTTACATTAACTAACGCATCGCCAGTTACATTTGCAGTACCTAAATAGCCAACTGCCTGAACCCCAGTAACGGATACGGTTACTGAAACATCGCCTGCGCCAGTATCAGCAAAGGGGGCCGAAGCGAACGGGCTAAATCCAAACATAGGTTAGCTAGACCATTGTTCTGTTGGTTGTGTGGGCCATACTGGGTTAACTACAGGATTGACTGCATAGTTGCGAATTGTGCTTCTATAAGCAATAAACTCAGCTTGGTTTATTAGATATGGGTTTGATTTAGTTGGGTCACCTACGTCGGGAATAGAAGTCCAATCGGTTGTCGCAAGAATAGTTGTGGCTTGTTGTTTACATTGGGCAATTAATTCTTCAGGCGTTGGTGCAGGTTGTGGTGGTGCAATAAATTGACCATCAACATAAGTCCAACCCGGACTTGCTATATCTGATTGAACCGCAATGATTGGTGATTCAAAACCGGGTGGCGGGTTTGATGGTTGCTCATCATATTCAACAATATTAATAACATTAATGCCGTCAATGATTGCGTAGTTTTGTAACATATTTATATCCTAAAAATAAGCGGTAACAATAATAATTCCAGCAGCGCCAGCGCCACCAGTTGTGGTAGCTGTGCCTCCAGCACCACCAGCACCAACGGCGTAAGAATAAGTTGCGCTTGGTGAAGAAATAATTGCGTTTATATATCCACCCGCACCACCGCCCGAACCAGAATATCCACTACTAGTACCGCCAGCACCGCCGCCACCACCACCAGTATTTGCTGCTGCAGCCTGACCTGTACCATTTGCAGTACCTGTACCGCCACCGCCCCCAAATGGATTGTTTCCTGCAGTTCCACCCATAGAATAAAGACCAGTAATAAGATACATTCCAGCGCCACCTGTTGCCCCAGTTACTCCATAACCTATTGCTGGAGAAGCAACCGTGCCTGTACCACCTGCACCAGCACCATAATAGGCAGAACCTGTACCACCACCACCAGCAGTACAAGTTAAAAGGGAAGTTCCAAATGTAGTGCTTCCGCCAGCACTTCCATTCCCAGACGGACTAGTTGTGCTACCTCCACCGCCACCACCACCACCACCAGACATTTGCACCATTAAATACTTAGCGCCCGTTGGGGTTGTGTATGTACCAGAACCAGATGTGTATACGGTTACGTTTGGATTTGCATGAGATGTAATAGTAGTGCTATCAGAGAATGTAATGCCGCCTGAACCAAGCACCACAGTATTAGCTGTTGTTGCAGTTAAAAGCGTAACGCCGTTGCTTTGAAGTGCGAGGTTGCCAGTATTATCCGCAGTAGTACGGATTCCTGTTATTCCTGAGCTTACGCCATTATCGGCATTGATTGTATTAGGCATTATTATTCTCCGTCAGGTGGAAGCGGCGTGTTGCCTTCGGCTAACCATGCAAGGTAGGCTTGCCAATCTGTGTTGTCTGGGTCGTTAGGGATAAAAGCACCGTCAGGCAATCGTTTAATGTATAGATTTGTCACTTCGCCTGCTTGGTCTAACAGTTGTTGATAGTTGTATTCCATTTTATAATTCCGCAGACATATTTAAAGTGCCAACATAGACTAATTGTTGATAGGCGGTTCTTGAAACGGTTGCACCAGTTAAGTCAAACGAAACTGCATCAATACCTAATTTTGGAACTGCAGTTGCAGTAAAGGTTGTTGTTCCGCTACCAATAGCATCTCCAGTAAGACCAGATGTTGTAATGGTTGGCGCAGTTCTAAAAGGCACATAAGTTGGACAAATAACTCTGCCAGCAGTTGTATTATAAAATTGACCAAATATTCTATAGTTATCTGTTCCGTTGATAGTTTGATAATAACGCTGACACATAACTAACTGCGTACCATAATCAACATACTCAAATCCAGTAGCAGAACTACCTACTTCTAGTTGTACGCCTGTTACATAAAATGTTGCACCGTTTGTACCTACTACGGATGTTGCGCCTGTTGAAGAAAAATATTGTCCAGCAGTCCAAGCGCCAGCAGTATTGCTATAAGTTGTGCCAACACCAAGTCCAAATCTAACAGTTATTCCAGCACCATTAGTTGTAAGCCATGTTCCTGATGTATCACCAGCAACAGTTACGCTGATTGAAGTCCAAGTATTTGCCGTGGAAATTGTGTAGCTAAATGGGTAAGCCCTGTTTTGTGCCGAATTTTGAAATGCACCGCCAAAAGTTCCTGTTAATGAAGAATAAACCTGAAAAGACAATGTAACTGTTTTAGCATTGGCAGTTCCCCAACCAAGGTCTGCAACATTTAAACCCTCTATTAACTGATTAAACATAAAATAACCACCAGCAGGAACAGAATATGCAGATAATGAAGTTATTAACGATGAATTAATAAAACCAGCAGGTGTAATAGATGATTGTTGTACACTAAATTTAGATGCAGCACTTAATGAAACTTGCCATCTATCTAATGTATAAGTTCCATCTCCTGTAGGAGTAACACTAGCACCAGCATTACGCTGGTCAATACGCATATCACCGTTAATAATACGGTTCTTAAAGCGTGAAGCATTACCAGCGCCAATTGGGGTTGTGCCAATAGTAAGACCAGACGTAGTTAAAGACGTGCTTGTATCCCCACCCGGAGATGTGATTCCCGTTGTTCCGTTTAAGGTTATTGGCATTTCAAATCCTTAAGGTGTAGGTATTAAAACCCAAGACAATGTAGCTTCGTCCCAAGTATAAGATTTACCATCATCAGGATATGGTACTGGAGCTTCCCATAGATATGTAGATGTATTTAAAATCCAGCTTGGATAAGGTTGCGGTGCATAAAATACTCCTACAACGCCGTCAATTATGTAAGAATTATCATATGTATATCCAATACCAGCGTAGTTTGCACGAAGCGGAGTTCCCCCGTCTGGAGTACGTGGCGGTGCAGGAGGAGACGGTGCGTAATGCACATTTCCATAAGTGTTGTAGCTAGTCTGAACCCAAAATCCCGGCTGCGTATCCACAAACTCTTGGTCAGCGGCAATAACTTCTGAAACTAAGAATTTAGAGGCTTCTGCTGTTTGTTCGCATTTTGCAAAATATGACATGTTTTATTACTCCTTTTAAGCTGTATATGTACCACTATCTGTGTATTTTAATATAGTATTAGCGCCACTAGTAGTAATCGTAGGGCTGCCAGTAGTTTTTCCTGAATAACTTTTTGTTGGGACTGAGAGGATGATTACACCTTTACCGCCTGAACCGCCATAGTATATATTGCCATCACCAGAAGATCCACCGCCTCCGCCGCCGCCAAGGTTTACAGTTCCATTACCAGCAGGGGAAGTTTGTCCACCAGCACCACCACCACCAGCACCACCACCAGCAGCAATACCACCGGACACTCCATACGCTGAACCACCACCACCGCCAGCGTAAGTAATTGATGTTCCAGTTATTGAATTTGCTAATCCAGCACCGCCAGCACCCGCATAAATAGTAGAAGAAGTATTTCCACCTACAGCACCTGCTCCACCACCACCGCCGTTAGGGTATGGAGAAACACCAGCCGTGGCAGCAGCGTTACCGCCTTGGTTACCTTGACCGGCTGTTCCTGCAGCGTTGCCTGAGTTGAAAGACCCAGCACCACCACCAGATCCGCCTGCAATACCAGCTCCGTTATTGCCACCACCGCCACCGCCAACTGCTGTAGTTAAACCAGTAAATGTAGAATTTGAACCATTATTGCCGGGATTATTAGCACCGCCGTTTGTACCACCACCCCCAACAGTAGCTGTGTAAACAGTATTTGGAATAAGTGTTGTTGTTCCTGTCAACATACCACCTGCTCCACCACCAGCGCCACCAGCATTAAATCCACCAAGCGGGGTTCCACCACCAGCGCCACCGGCTACGAGTAGGTAAGTAACTATATATTTACCTTTACCGGATGTTAGCCCAAAGGCTTTAACAGAAGGTCCTCTGGCTCCAAGTAATGGCATATTATGCGAACTGTGTCTGAGAAGCTAATACCGTATAAGTTGCATTAGCTGTTTTTATTGCAGTAAAGGAATAAACATCAATACCCCTAGCGTTTCCAGAAGTTGGCGCAGAGTTACCTTGCCATTTTGGAGTTACTGCAACACCATCAATTTGGTACCCACTTACGTAATAGGCTGTATTTCCTTGGGTGTTCATAAATACTAAGCTAATAGATTGACCATTAGACATAGCATTGTTTAACGGAATTGTTGCGCTTCCACGCAGATTGATTGTGGTATTGGCTGTAGCATTGCTTGTATACAATAATATGTTTTGGGTAATAGCATCAAAGTTAACATTGGCTCCTGCCGCTGTTGCGGATACTGTTACTTTTTCTTCTATTGAACCGTTAAAAGCGCTAACTTGATTTTGATCTAGTGTTAATGCGGTTAAATTAGCGCCACTAGTTGTAAAGACTAGATTGCCAGTTGTATCGCCCGTATAAATCAGCGATGTAGTAGTCGTGTTTCCAGCTTGTATTACGCTCATTAGATAACCACCCAGCGTTGACCGCTTGCAATAGTAACTGAAACCCCGTTAGCCTGTGTTACTGGACCAACAGAAAAGCCATTCTGTCCAGCCGCTATTGTAGCATTTGAGGTAATGTTTACGTTATTAACAATAATTGAAGAGTTTCCCGCACTTAAAGAAGCGGTTGTTTGTACCGTAGCGTCTGGGAACTTAATTCCGCCCGAAGTGATATTGGCGTATCCAGTACCTTTAGGGGTTAGCTTAATATCAATGTTGGTATCAGTACCAGTAGATGATATTGTTGGGCCTACACCAGCACCGCCCGTAACTTGGATAGCGTTATTTGCTGATGCAGTAGAGCTAACAATTAATTGTGGTAAACCAGCATTGTTTCTAAATTGCTGCGTGTCATAATCTGTGTAAGAGGCTGTAAGAGAAGAACCTTGATGGAAAAAATAACTTCCAGCGTAATTAACATAAAAATTAGCGGATCTTCCGCCTGCATTTAAAACAAGAGCCGATTGAGTAGCCGAGTTTGTATTAGCGTTATAAATTCTTGCGGTTATAGTTGCGTTAGAAGCTGCTTGTACATCTAAAAGGTTTGCTGGAGCTGCAGTACCAATACCTACACGGTTATTACCAGCATCAACAAATAATGTGTTTGTATTAACAGCTAAGTTGCCAGCTTGATTAATTGTTAATTTAACATCTGAAGTAGTCCAATCAGCAGCACCTGTGCTTGTAGCATTGTAAAAAGACAAAACTCCTACACCATTAGGACTATTTCTAACAAGTCCAATTGCTGCTTTTGCATAAGTAGAATCTGAAGAAAATTCAACACCAGCTATACCAATATTTGCATTATTATTAGTAATTCTTTGTCCAGCAAATCCTGTGCTATTAACTGCTGTTACATTTAGTTTTTGTGGCACTGTGGTAGTGCCAACCCCTACATTACCACTAGATGTTGCAAGTAATGTTGTGCTTGTTGAATTAATGGTTGTGGCTGTTATGTTTGTAAAAGCGCCTGTATTAGCAGTTGTAGCGCCAATAGTCATGTTGTTAATAGAACCACCTAAAAACCTGTAGCTACTAATATTGCCCGTTGCGTCTTCATAAACCGCTTGTTCAGAAGGGTAGGTGACAAATACGTCTTTAGTACCAGCAGTAAAAGTTACGGCGGCATTAGCAGCGCTTGATGAGAGGATTGTGTCTCTTGATAAAGAACTGTTAGCTAAATAGTACGTGCCAATACCTACTTCCCATTCATCAGTTGTTTGACCCGCAATGGTGTAGTAAGTAGTGTTGTTATTACCAATAACTGCAAAAGTCTGATAACCAGTCGGTGCAGTAGCCGCAAGTACAACAGTGCCCGTACCAGTCGTAGTGGTATTGACCTTTACACGATCTTCAAGAATAAGAGCCATTTAAAGCTCCTTACGCTATCCGGATTATGGCGTTTGTAGAATCGGCTGTTGGGAAAATAACAGTAAAAGTACCATTGGTAGAAGTTTTATCTGCACCAAAAGCCAACACTGCAACAGCGGTATTTGCTGTGCTGTTATAAATCAAAGCGCCGTTAGCAGTAATGTTTGCATTTGTCCATGACGTATTTGAAAAAGACATGAATGCTACGTTGCCTGTACTAGTTGGGCTTGTGCTAATCGTTAGTGTATTACCACCAGCGGTATAGTTTGAACTTGAACTAGTCTGCTCATTTAACGTTGTATAAGCGGTTGTTGCATTGCTTAATGTTGCTGAGCTTGTGTATAGCGCTAGCTTGTAAACTGGTGTTGCGCCTGATGTTAAGTTTTGCTGACCGGCAAGGATTTGCACCTTGAACGAGTCGCACATTGCTTGGGTAATTGCCATTTCTTGCTCCTAAATAAGTGGTGTTACGGGTTTACTGGGATCTTAGCTTGCCCGTCTCTATAAGCGTCGCCTCTTTCAAGTCCTGTTCCTAAACGGTTTAACTGCATCATTGCCTCATTGTACTTAGTATTATATAGAGAAAGCATGTCCGCTTCGCCTTTCATATAGGTATAAGCTTCAACCAAAGAACCATATAAAAGGACAGGATCATAGTTATCGCCAAGCCAAGATGTTCCAGCAGTAACAATAGACTCTGGGTAATAAAAATAATGTAGTTCAGCGCCATAGGCAGCGTCAGGAGTTGGGCCAAGAATAAAAGTTAGTTCATTAGGGTCGTTCAATCTAGAACCAAACAAAGCATAATATCGGGGTAAACCCGTAGCGGTTGGATCTGGATACGCCTGACGAATAAAATTAACGTCTTTATTAAGTAAATATTCATAAGTGCCATCTGCCTGAATAACTGCCAATGAATAAGTAGACAGATAATCGTTTGGACATGCTAGATACTTACTTGTGCTAGAGCAGTTGCCCGTAACGTTTTTTCGCAATGAAGGAATCTGCACCATATTATAAATACGTGCTTCAGCCTGCTCAATAAAAGTATTAATCTGAGTGGTTACATTAACCGTACTCGTATTACCACCAGACAGCTCTACAAACGTATCAGGAAATATATTCTCTGTATACGTCTGTATTTGCGAAAAAAGTTCGTTATAGTTCATTACGCCATTGGGCCTCTAGACATAGTGCCTTTAGTAGCAGCACCGGTACCACGAATCTTCATGCCGGAAGTCTTAGTATCTGGCTGGCTTTTAAAAGTGTTACCCACAGACATTCTGATTTCGTTTACGCCGTTACCTGGTTTAGTAACTGCGTCTTTGGCTGTGGTTATTTCTTTGCCAGACATAGTATGTGGTTCTGCATAAACGCTAGCTGAGCCTACTTCTTTACCCATTACTTTTTTAGAAAATTTAGCCATGATTACCCCTGGTTGTTGGCACGAGCCATATTACGTCCAACTGCTTTCATTGATGCGCTGGTTACAGTGCTAGCACCTTTAGAACCTTTGCCTGTCTGAATGCCTACGTTTGGACCTGAATCCCCAAGGTTTTTACCCTTAGTTTTACCTTGTTTTGTTACGCCGTCTGCTGCTTTTCTGAATGTCATAATGACTCCTAAGTTATACTAACCGTTACTGTACCAAGTTGTGTGCTACCTATCAAGTCATTTGGCGTTAAAGCATTATCAAACAACCTTGCCCCACCTACTGGATTCCAACCCCACTGAAACACCCTACTACCCATATCTGGATTCCCAAACCCGTCAGGGCTTGTACCCCCATTAATATCGGTTTGTAACCCGTTATTACCTGACTGGAAATAACTTACGTCAGGGCGTGGCTCCCGTACTGCTTGGGGGTCATTAACAGGATAGAGTCCAAGAGACAACTGTGGTTGATCTGGATCCCAACAAGTCTTACAAACTTTAATTCTATAGGGTTGTGTCTTTAATATCTGTATCCTTAATTCTTTTAATTTGTAGCGCTGAGCACATCTATCGCACTCGGCAATTGCATATTTTCCAGAAGCGTACTTACTTGACATGGCATCTTAGTTAGAGTAAAAAGTGTTTCGTGGAACAAAACGGATTGGGGCTTTTTCCCTATCTTCTTCCGCTGCTAATTGGAACTGTTGCTCATAATCTGCTTTTAACATTGGTACACGGTTCATATCTACACCTGGCAGCTTTGTAGACAACTGATAAGCTAAGCCAGCAACCATGCAAGGTATAAAGCGAAATGGAATATCTTGAACGTAAGTACCTGAACCAGCGTCTTGGATACGGCGCATACGATAGTATACAAAAGTATATTGGCTACCCGGTGAATTCGGCGTAGGCCAGACGTTAACAGAAGGTAAGTTCTGTACAGTAACCGTAGCGTTAGCCGTATGTGCAGCAGCAGTCGTGCCGTTTTGTCCACGGGCGCAGTTAATTAGCTGGTTACCACTTACGTTAGGGTAACTAATTGTTTCATTATCAATCTTAATAAACCCAGCAGAAGCTAAACCGCTTGTGGAAGTTAAGTCAATGGTAGTGGCTGTAGAGCTTATATTAGCGTTTAAAAGGGCGCCTGAGAGGTTTTCTTGCCCCGACTGACGGTTGATCCACACTTGAATCGGCCTACCTTGTGCTAACTTGTTAGGTAGAGTCATATAGGTTGACTCAGAAATACGGCTGATATTAATATCAATCTGGTTGCTTTGTACACCGTTATTGGTACGCACTACCATATCCATCAAGTCAATTGTATCTACTGGTAGGGGGTAGGTAGCCTGCCCAGTAACCATCGGGATAACGCCTTGTTCAATAGTCCAGAGATTAATACCACGGTTAGCCCACTCAATAGTCAGCAAGTTTAATGAACGACGAGCTGTACGAAAGTCATATCCAGTACGCAGCTCTTTCCCACAGCGTTCAAACGCCTCTTCAATAAGGTCATTTACATCTAAGTTAAACGTTGAGGTACCTGTAGTGCTCATATTTTCCTAAATGGCTTTACTTTTGCTTTGACTTTTTTTGGCTGGGGGACGAACTGCTTTCCCGCTGCTTTTCCCGCCCGCTTTGCTTTTGTCGTTGCTGCGTACTCCTGTGGGCTTAGCGACTCGATTGCTTTTTTTGGCAGGTACCGTTCGCCTGTTTCGGACGACTTTTTCCCCGATTTGGTTGTCCACTTTTGGTCGCCCCAAGCTTTTAAAGAACGTTGCGATTTTGCCAATCCACTCATTTATATCCACCACCAGCCGCCTTATATTTTTTTGCTACTAATTGAGCTTTACGAGCTGACCACTGACCTGCGCCAGTACCATGTGTTGCAGCAGACTTAACTTGAGAAACAATACGTTTACGCAGACTAGGCTTGGTATAGTTACCAGCAGCATTTACTTTCCCACCCTCTTTAAACTGGGTGAAATCAGTATCATCTCTACGTGGCTTCTTCTTGCCAGTAGGCATCTTAGAAGGGGATATTGCACCCATGCCACGACTTGGTCTCATACCATCCGTCCTTTAGTTTTACCCTTAGTACAACAGCCATCAGCACGTTTAGAAGCGGAAGCTATTTTACCACCGGCCTTGTAATTTTTTGTTAAATCACGGTTTGATTTTGGCATACCACCACCGCCACCACCGCCTTTACCCATAGCAGGGGCTTTACGCTCATATGGGGCAAGTGTATCTTTGTCTACACGGGCTTTATCTCTTGCTTCGGCATACTCTCTATTACGGGCAGAGTATTCATTTTCTGGTGCAGCAGTTGGTTTTGGCTGTGGACCAGCACGGGTAATCTTAGCTTCTGGGTACATTTGCTCCAGACTCATCCCGCCCTCATTAAACCGTTTAGCCTTTTTCATGGTTTATGCTCTTGTCTTTCCACGAATAGCACAACCATCGGCACGGGCTGAAGCAGATTTTACTTTACCACCCTTTTTATATCCAGCATCGTCATAGTCTGTTCGGTATATTAGTTCTCCAGATTTAGAGTTTGGGAACTCATTTAAAATATCTTTTCTAGCCAGTCTGTCTGGAGAAATGCTTTTTGGATTAACTCCCTTAGTTATAAATCTTGGTGCATTTTTGTACAATGCTCGGTAACGAGTAGCATCGTCAATCATTTTGTTTTGGCCTTGCTTAGTCTCGGTTTCAACCATTGCTTCAGCTTTTGGCTCAGCTTTTGGTTCACTAGGCTTTTTAGTAAGGTCATTACCCTTGGCATCAATCATACCCATGCGGTATTTAACAATAGGATCATCTCCAGTGTAGCTACCACCTTCGTTAAAGCGTTTCATTTTTTTAGCCATGATTAGCACATACCGCCAGATTTCATAGAAATCATCTTGCCTTTTGTATGACCCTTGGTAATGCAGCCATCAGCACGTGTTACGCCGCCTTTAGCCATTTTATGCATTGATTTTTCGTGAGCTTTAACTTCTTGCTTAGCCACTTTTTTCATCATTGGCATATCTTGTTTAATATCGTCGTGTTTCATAATTAGCAAGCCTTTCCGCCTTTTTTCATTGTAACCATCTTGCCTTTGGTTTTACCCTTAGACTCAATACCGCCGCCTTTAGCCATTTTCATAGCTGGCTTTTTACCAGCAGCTTCTTTTTTCTTTGCAATCATTTCCATAAAAGGATTTGGTTTTTTCATAGTGCCACCTTCTTTAAAAGTTTTGCCTTTATCGGCCTTGTTAAAATCTTTACCTACTGACTGTGGTACTCCTACCTTCTTAGCAAATTTTGGGTTATTTGCAATAGCTGCCATAAAATTGTGTTGCTTCTTGCTGGTACTAGGCATTATTTATTACCCCAATACCCAGCGATAAACCCAGCTACTCCAGTTAAAACACTTACAAAACCACCAATAGCCATCAACGTTTTCCAGCCACCCTTAGCTTCAGACAGGGTTTTATTAATTGATTGTATGGCAAGTTTAATTTCTTGCATTTCCTTGACCATCTTATCCATGTCTTCCTGCAAATGTTCTATGTCGTTGGCATGGGTAGCTAGTTCTCTAGCCGTCTTTATTGGATCCATTTCGTTCATTAACACTTCCATCGAGCTAGTGAAGCCGCTTTACGAGTAGGTTTACCCTTCTCGTCTTTCATCGGACCCGGCATACCAGACATACGTGCGCAGAATGATTTTTTACGTGGACCACCTTCGGGCTGTGGAGCCTTTAGATTCGAGCCAGTAGCCGCATTATACTTAGCACGGCCTTTGGCGGTAAGCCCAGCGCCCTTAGATACAGGCAACTTTTCACCACGACCAATAGCTAGGGAGGGACCTTTTTTCTTAGCCATAGAAAATAGTTATAAAGCTAATAGATGTCAGTTGAGAGTACAGACCATTTTGTACTAAAACACCTTCGCCTGGAACAATAACTTGCTGTGCTGAAGTAGCGCCAGTTAAAGTATCAAAAGAAGTAACCCAACGACCATTATTAGATACATAGTAACAAGCTGTACCACCACTTACGTTGGATGTTGTGTTTATGTCTGTAATAGCAAAAGTATTAGCTAGCGCATTTGAAATAACATAATTGCCGTCTGTTGCTGAATTTCCTGTAGCACTTATATACCCAATACCTACTGTTGCGCCATTAGAAAGACCATGCGCCGTAGAAGTAACTGTTACAGTATTAGCGGTTTTGGCATAGCTGGCTGTAGTTGGAGCTACTGTTGTATCAAAAAGTATTAGTGATCCAGCTTGTCCAGCACTACCAGAATACGTAATTTGTTTTACACGAGTACGAATAGCTGGAAGTAAAAATCCAGTTACCGATACGTGGGCCGATTTAACGTCAGTTTGCATCATAATTAATCTCCTAAAGATTTAAGCGGGGGACGAATCCCCCTAGATTAATTAAACGTTTTGCTGACCGTTGTCCGCAACGTAGTAAATGATGTCGCCAGTAATTGCACCAGCGTTTGCACCAGCAGATCCTTGAGCGTTAGTAACAACAATCAAGTTAGTAGCGTTAGCTACGTTGCCCATTGATGCGCCACCAGTTGCAACAGTAAATACTATGCGAGCTGCTACGTTTCCACCAGATAAAAATGCGTTTGGAACGTTTGTGCCAAGAGTACCAGTTTGACCAGGACCTACGCCAACTAGTGGGGTAAACCCTATGTTAGCGGAAGAGTTTCCACCAGCAGCACCAGAAATAATAACTTCAGTAACAACTGCGTTAGCTGGAAGAATAAGGGCTGGAGCGCCAGTAGCCGAAGAAATGACTACGTTGGAGGTTGCTGCAGTGTTAGCAATATAGAACTGAGCAGCCATAACCATGGAGCCAGCATAAGCGGTGCGAGTTGAATCGCCACCTGTTGAACGCCATAAAGACGAGGTAGTAGCTAAAGTCATAACGAATTGTCCTTCATACAAAGATAAGCCAGTTAGTCGTGTATGCGTCTGCCGGGACAGTCTAAAAGGCCGGTTTTCCCGGTTTCCATAATGTTACTACATTTTTAGATAAGCGCAAGCTTTTTAAGTAAAATATAACTTTAGGGGGCACTATGAAAGGCGTTAAATGGCTAGGAACATTATTGTGTTTGACTGGCATTTGTTTAACGAGCTTCAACGTGTACCCTATCAATATTATCCTCAGTTTGATTGGTAGCGCCCTTTGGACTTGGGCGGGGTGGGTTCAAAGAGACATTCCGTTGTTTTTAGTCGAAGCAGTAGCAGTAGGGATATACTTGGCTGGGATTATAGCCCTTTTATATAAGGTGTAAACATGACAACAATAGTAGGCGACTGGAGAAATAAAGTATTAGTAGCCGATAGTCAATTCTCCGATGATGATACTGGACTTAAATACTTTGAAGACAAAATTCTTCCTATAGATGGTGGTTGGCTTGGGGTAGCGGGTAATTGGTCAGATGCAGAAAAAGTTTTAGATTACTTAAATAAAAAAACCAAAACAAAACCCAAACTAAAATCAGATAGTTCTTTTTTAAAACTAACCAAAGACGGCTTATTTGCTTGTGGGGATGATCTTGAATGGGAAAGAGTGCGAACCTTTATGGCTATTGGCAGCGGGGCTATGGCTGCAGAAGTATGTATGCGTATGGGTTTAACCGCAGAAGATGCAGTTAAGTGGGCATGTAATGTAGATTTAAAAAGTCACGAACCAATTAAAACCTACGCTTTAGACAATAAAAATGCCTTATAAAGACCCAGAAGTAAAGAAAAGAAAACACAGAGAATATAGCCGTAAACATTATGAGGCTAATAAAGAACAAGTAATTGCTCTAACGGCAGAAAATAAAAAGAAAGCTAGAGTAGATTGGGCAAGTTTTAAAGCTACCCTTAAATGTACTGTTTGTGGGGAGGATCACCCAGCAGCACTAGACTTCCACCATGAAGACCCAGCCACTAAGGACCATGCGGTTAGCTGGTTTATTAAAAACTCTCAATTTACACGGGCTATAGAAGAAGCCCTAAAGTGCAGAGTCTTATGCGCTAATTGCCACAGAAAACATCACTGGGAAGAAAAGAAAAACCCCACCGGGTAAGGTGGGGCTTCCTTGTAGCTGGGGGGCTTTGATTAAGCGCCAGCAGAGCCAAACATTCCGAGTGGATCAGACCAACCGAAAGAATAACGCTCACGAGACTTGTAACGAACGTTACCAGTATCGAAGTCACCATCCATGCTGTTCTGTAATGGAATACGAACAAAATGCTTCATACCATTTGGAACATCAGTAGTTAGGAACCAAGCATTGGTGTCGGTCAAGAAGTGGTTAATTGTGTAACCTTCAGAGACAGAACCATTGTTCTTGATAGCGTTGATGTCGTTGTCGTTTGTACCAACACGCAATTCAGTTTCGAGCAAACGAGTTGCAACGAATTGTAATGCAGGAGGAACAACCAACTTCTTAGGCTTAGCAGCGATCAACAGACCACGCTCATCAGTCCAAGCAGCGATTTGAATTACAGCGGCTTCTAAAGAAGTCTCATTCAAGTCAGATGCAGTAGATGGAACGTTGCTGTTTGTACCGCCAGAAACCAAAGGATGTGATGCAGAGAACAAAGGAACACCATCACCACCGTTGTAACCAGTAGTGAAACCGTTATTCAATACAGCAGCAGCCTTAACTTGCTTGGTATAAGACATGGAACGAGCCAAAGCCTTTGTATAACGAGCTGACAAAGAGTCATACAAGTTATCTTCAATAGCTTCTTCAGTCAAACTGAAGCCTTGGGCGATTGTTTCATGGTTGTAACGAGCAGTCCATGCTTCTTGACCGTTGTCATAAGCGATGGCAGAGCCTTCGTTTTTAACAGGGGCGGCGCTAAAGCCAGACAATTTGGTTTCTTCTTCGAAGGAACGCTCTGAGGTCTCTGTATCGTAGATCTCTTTGTGTTCTTCGCCGTAGCGAGCGTACTCAAGACCAAACAATGCATTCAAACCGGGTAAAAGCTCTTTTAGGAGCTGTGCACGAGAAATAGCCATTTAATTAGCTCCTTATAGATAATTCTGGGCGGCTGCCAACAGAATTTGTGGGTTGTTCAACTTCACTACAACTTCAGTGAAGGCATTGGTGCCTGTTGCTGTTTCTGGAACAACTGATACTACACGAACAGGCAATGTTGCTGCGTTACCAGTACCAGAAGTAGGAACAATAACAGATAAACCAGAATTGCCTGTAGTAGTGGAGCCTGTACCTTGACGGATAGACAGATTTGTACCAACAACAGAAGCGTTAGCAGTAGTTACAGTAGTATTACCAGAGAAGGTAACAGCTACTTTAAAGGCTGCTTGTGAATCGTCAATAACATACGCTATTGCTGAAGTTGCTGCAGCATTACCTGGGTAATATTGAGCTTGTACAGTTTGTTGCTGTGAGTTAACGTACTGAACACCTACAAATACACCATAAGTAAGGTTTGCTGTGTTGTCAGTTGTAGAGTCAACAGTTACAGTTGACTTGATGATGCTACCACCCTTGACCATAACGATGTCGCCGTTAAAGATTGCAGTATTATAAGTACTGGCAATCGGTAGCTGACGTGTAGCCCCAGCATAGGGCATAAAGTCAACACGGTTAATCGCTTCTAGACCGTAGGGAGCTGAAACGGTTGGATAAGCCATTTAAATCTCCTAATAAGTTAAAAAGTTAATTATTACCTTTGCCAAAGCTAGTCGTGGATTTACGCTCATTAAAGAGTGGCATCCGTGGGTCGCTTTGACGCATTAAATTGTTATCTACAGCATCCGTTTGAGCATCGCTTTGTTTAGCATAATAAGCATTACGCTGAGTAACGAACTCAATTGGGGTTTTGCAAAGTAACAATCCGCCAATCTCAATATTGTCTTTAAAACGACTATTGGGATCAACTAACAGTTGAAATTTAGGTTGTTCTTCAATTGATACAGGCTCCCAACCTTCTCGCAATTTAGCGGAAAGATTGCGTGGATCTGCTGTATTTAATGTAGAAGTACGAACCCAGCGATAAGCATAACCAGCCTGTTTGTCAGGCTCTGGGAGAAGTTCTGCTGGCATCCACCGTTTAGGGCGCTCAGAAAATTCACGGTTGTCTACTTCACGGTCAAGTCTATTTGTAGCCATGTTAGGCCTCCAATTTTAAAAGTTCACGGACATATTGCTCAGGGGTAAGACCAAGTTTTTTAGCTATCGCAACTTGCGATGACTTTAAACGGATCTTTTTCGGTGCTGTCGACCGAGTGGCTGGCGCTACTACCGTGCTAGGTTTAGCTCTAGGAGTGTCTTCCTTATGCTCTACCTCTACTTCTGGTTCCAAATCCTCAAAATTCTCTGGAAACCTTTTTCGCATCGTCCGGTCCAACGTAGCGTAATACTCATCAGAACCAATTGCAGCACCCTGTCTTTTCAGCTTCTCATGGAGTCCAAGAGCTGCTGCCGTCATTTCTTCATCCTGTCCGAACCAAGAGTTTTGACGTTGCCAATTGTTTAGTTTGGCATCAGTAGGGGGTTGCTGGTACTGTTGATTAGTTTGTACCTCAAAATTCTCTTCTTGTAAAGGGGCTGGAGCAAAGTTTTTAGCATTCTCCATTCCAAGAGTAGCTTGTGTAATCGCTTGCTGCGCCTCTGCCAGAGCATCAGAATCACCTGCATCGTAGGCTTCTTTGTAGGCTTTTTTAGCCGCAGAGAGCTTTAATTCAGTAGATTCAGTTATTGCTGTGTGCCGTGCTTGCTGATTACTATTTACTAATTCTTTAAACTTGCGGTTTTCTGCCAGTAAACGATTAGTTACATCTAGTGCCTCTTGTCGCTCACGTTCAGCAGAATCGGCACGACGACGTTCATCGTTCCAAACACGCTTCATACGAATTAGCTTATCTTTAGCTTCCTTACTGTACTTATCTAAGTCATCCACTTCAACTTCAAGTGCTTTAACTTTTTCAGGTGTAGTAGGGGTTCTGCCACGATCTTCTTCGGGTGTATCATCTTCAATCTCAATTTCAAGATCGTCTTCTACGGGTTTACCCTGATCTTCAGTTTCCTGTTCATCGGGGAACTTAAATTCTTCAGTTTGCATTTCAGCCATGTCCGGCCTCCTTAAATAAACTTACGTTTGATGCCACGTGGATCTTCTACTACAGCTTCCACAGAGTCATCGTTAATGATTCGGAACTCACGGTCGTGAATTACCAAACGGGTGCCCGCATTGGGGCGTACCAAAATAAAATCACCTTGTTTGCACCAGGGACCATTTGGGAACCTTACCTTGTCAGCATAGCAATCAGGACCCATATCGACCACGAACAGCACCGTGGTTAATAATTCATCGGCTCTTCTTGTTTCGTCTGACTTAATAATGCCACTATCAAATGCTTCTTCAGCTTCAGGGATTGCGCAAAGGATGCGATACCCTTGCGGTTTTGGTAGTTGTGATGCTTTTTGTTCTGCTTCTTTATTTAGCACAGCAGCTAAGTCTACTGCTTGGCTAAGATTCAGATTACTCATTGTCCGAGTGCTCCATTTTTCGTTTTAGGTCTATGGTTTCCTGCCTTGCAATGAGAAGACCATGAATCTCACCACAAATTCTTCTGTATTCTGGATAGTCTGCAGCTTGTCCACTTGCTACCCAGTCACGTTTAACAATTACTTCTTTGTCTAGTATGTCCACTAGAGCTTCAAAAGCGTCCATCATTCTCCTTTAGATTTAGGGTTGTTTTGTTTTTGCGCATTAGCCATCAATTGCGTTGCATGTTTCATGCCATCGTGCTGTTGTGAAGATTGATGTTTCTCCATATCCACTTGTGTTCTTGCCATTTCTTTTTGTGCGTCCACAGTAATACGTTCACGATCAATCTGTAATCTCTCTTGTGCAATCTGTATATCAGCCTGATCTTTAGCGGCTTTACGTTGCTGATCAGCAGCTTTGATCTGTACTTCTTGTTGCTGCATTTGTACAAGTGGGTCTTGCGCCTGCGCCTGAGCTTGCTGCTGGGCTGCTTGTGCTTTGTTCTGTGTAAGAACTTGTTGGGCTGCTTGGGCAAGTAACGGAGCTAACTGCGCTTCCATCTCTGGAGGCATATTGACCTGTTCGCCAGATTCGTCTTTCATCGGAGGTAATGCAACGCCAAGTTGCTGCTCAATCTGAACACGGTACTGCATACCTAAGTGCTCTTGAATGTGCGCCATTAATGCGGATTCCATTTGCGGCTTCATTGGGCTTTGTTGTACTAAAGATTGAATCTTAGGGTCTTGCGCCATTGACATATGAACAGAAATATGTGCTCCGTGGTCTTGAGTTAAGAATGCTTTGACCGGTTTCATCATAAGAATATTTTGGTTCTCACTAACTGGGTCGACCGGTTTTTGGTCCTCATCCATTGGTATGAGTTTTGACGCATTCTTAATCCCCAGAACGTCGAGCATTTGGCGATGCAAGAGTGGGAGGTTGTATAGCTGGGGAGCTGTCTGGGCCAACTGAAGAGCTGCTTGGTATTGGACAATCTTTTGCGCCATCGTCGACGCATTGGGATCTGACACCGGTATGACGTCAACATTATCGTAGTCGCTCTTTTTAGCTCTACGGCTTCCCTCAGTCGGCTCATAGTCATATTCCTCTGGAGTGTATTCAGCAATAATGCCTTTCAAGAGATTTAACTCTTGCTTTAAGCTGTAGTGGATACGGGCTTGTACAGCGGACATTACCTTAAGAGTGCGCTCCATAATTGCTAATGTTGTCCCAACAGGCGCATTAGCGCTCATATCAGAAACCTGCATATCAGCAGTGTTAGCAAAACGACGACCTTCTTCTACGATCTGATTTAACAACGCCATCAATGTCTGACTTGGCTCCTTGTAAGGGAGAGTCATGATGTTGTCTTTCATCGTACCGCTTGGTACGTCTACATCACGGAATTCACCTGGGGCAATCGGGGTGTCATCACCTTTGACTCGCAAGCCACGGGTCTTAAAGCCGCCTGGCAAGTTTGCAAGTGACCCTGCGTCAACCAATTGGCGGATAAGGGAAGTACCAGATTTAGCATAAGCGCCGATAAGATGGATAAGACCAAAATGATAGAAGCCAAAGCCAGGAATATATCCGTAGTGAACAAAGTGTTGACGCTTTTGATAAGTTTCGTCTTCAGGGTTCCAATTACGTCTGATAGCAAGAACATTAGTTGTTCCTTTCTCAATAGTTACTACATAAGGTAGACCAATACCGGTCTCTTCGTCCTTAGAGTTCTTGTGTTCAAAACCTGGTAAGTCCAAGTTTACGTGCATCTCAAGAAGTTTGTACCTGTCATCCGTTGTGGCTTTAAATCCTAACTTTTCAGCTATCTTCTTCTCAACTTCATCTAGTACGTTTACTGGATCGCCCAGGTCAATATCACGGTAGAACCCATCAATCTGTAACTTCTTAACCTCATTCTCGTTTTTGCGCATTACGTGCGTTACACGCTCAGCAGCAGCTAAAGAGGCAGCGCCATAAGGAACAACGATGTCCTCGGCTGGTACAAACATTGCTACTTGACGGTTTAAGTTAGGATCAAAATAGACTTTCTTAAATGCGTTTCCAGCTAAACCTAAACCCCAGAGCATTCTTTCTGTCTCAGGGCGATACTCCTGCATCACGTCGGTTAACTGATAGTTCATATCATCTTGCACACGTTGTGCAGCATCTTTTTTCTCTGGTGTTTCTTTACCAACGATCTGTGTCTTTACTGGCCCTGCGGAAGGGAATATTGACATCATTGTTTCTGCTTGGAACTTCACGATAGCTTCGGACAAGAGTGGGTGATACACACCGCAAGCGCCTTCCCAAGGTTCTGTTCTTTCCTCAATTTTTAATCCGAGGAGTTCTAAGCCATCTACGTATGTCTGGATCCAGTCTTTACGTGCACTAATATCGGCATCATACTCACCAATTAAATCACCAGCAATTTCTGCCAGAGCACCATCATCAATGTATTCGGCTAAGTTAGCATCAAACTTATCAGCGCCTTCTTCATCTTCATCGCCCGGTTCTAGAACAACTTCTAACCCATCCATACCAATAGTTACAGACTCTGGATCCTCAATCTCAATTTCAATTGGCGCTTCTTGCGCAGCCAACTCGTCTATACCTACGGGAGCTTCGTAGAGTGCTTTATCAATATTTGTCGCCATTTTTTATCCTTAGTAGTAACCTTTATGCTTCTGTGATCTGAACATCTTAATATCCTCTGGCTCATCACTAGGCAATCTAATAAACCCACCTTGTCTGAACCGCATTAATGCCATTACCGTTGAGTCAACTAAGTCATCATGACTCATAAACGGGAATCCTGCAATTTCCTCTACTACTTCTTCTGCCCACCGAGTCTCCGGGACCCATACAAGTCCCGATTTGATAATATCAGCTACACTATTAAGCCTAGCTAGCTTATCTCCACTGCCTCTATGCGGTGTATACTCCGAAATTATCAGCCCAGTACGCCTTAATTCTTGATAAAGTGCCGTTCCTGCTGACTTTTTCTCCACAATAAACGCATCTGGCTCCCACTCGTTGTACTCATTGAGCGCTAAATCCTTTAATTCAGGGAATTCTACCCGTTTTTTGATAGAATTTAACAAAATTATGGCGTGTGCACTCGTTTCGTCATTGTAGAACACTCCCCACGTAGTTATCGCAGTATAATCCGCCCGATTATGGGTTTCGGCTGCAGCGTCTAGGGACATAATCACGTATTCACACTCAGGTGGATTCTCTTTTTTCCACCAATTCCACCATTCACGCTTAACTACTGAGGCTTCTTCGGCGGTGGGGTTTTGTTGGTATTGAGCGTTCCATTGGAACAGTGGCATAGAAGCCTTAGTTTGACGCAGAGAGGATAATGGCATCCACTCAGGCCACAAGGCTCGTTCATCTTCTGTATTTTCGTTAAAAATTGCTGGAAACTCGATAACTTCATATTGATCCGCTTCTTCATTCATGGACATGTCACGTACTACTTTACCCGTTAAGTCATCCATATGCCAGCGAGTCTGCACAATAGCCACTCTACCGCCTGGCATTAGACGTGTACGAGCACCATAAGTGAACCATTCGTATGCTTTATCAAAAACGTCGTAGTTTCCGTTAATTATGTCCTGTTCGTTGTGTGGGTCGTCAACCAAAAGTAAGTCCGCACCACGACCAGCAAGGGCAGAACCAACACCACAAGCATAATACTCCCCACCAGCATTAGTATTCCAACGCCCAGCAGACTTGTTATCTGCCGCAAGAGAGACTGTTGGAAAAATCTGTTTATATTCAACCCTGTCAATTAAGTTCCTCACCTTCCGTCCAAAGTCCACAGCTAAGTCAGTCGTGTGGGAGACCATTAGCACCTTTTTGTCGGGGTACTTACCTAGGAACCATGCCGGAAAGTAAATAGAGACAAGTTGGGATTTACCGTGGCGTGGCGGTATGTTAACGCACCCACGTGATTTTTTACCCTCGGCAATATCCATGAGCATATCTGCCAGAATTCTATGGTGCTTACCTACTTTATAGTCAGACTGCATCTTCTTACAGAACTCAATGAGGTCCATTTGACAGGCTTTAGCAGAACGTCGGGCTTCTAGCTCTTCTGCAATAACATCAACCTCCATCTGTTCTTCGGGGGAAAAGGCGTCTATGTTGTCAAATAGGAACTGCAGTTCGCTGTCCGTGAGGGACGTTAAGTCATTAGGATTTTCTTGGGTTTGGTTTTGTTCCAAGCCCTCTGCCACCTCACTCACTATCTTTATCCTTTACTTCTACAACTTCTACAACTTCTACTTCCTCTACTTCTTCCAGACCCAGCTCTTTGTCTAAGTCAATGACCTCGCCGTTCATCTTGACGGTGTTTACATCTTCTATTTCGGGATGCATTAACCGTTGTATTTTTGCACGTAGCGACGACGTAAGATCTTGTGTGGAGCGATGGTTGATGGTTACTTCGGATTTTTCGGTAAATAAACCAACGTCTGTGATCTTACCCAGCAGTTCTAATGCCCGAATGCGCACACGTGGATCATCGTTGTTTGAATCCAACAATAGCTTGTTTGTTACCAGGAGCCGAATCTGGAGTGCATTGTCTACGACACGAATACTAAATTCATCTAGTAGCGACTTTACGTGACCATAGGTTGCCGGTCTAATCTGGGGGGCTTTCTTAACAAGAACCTTATTTGCCTTGGGTTCGTTCTCTGCTATCTCATATAGCATCTGCTCCGCCTCTACCTTATCTTCTTCTGTAGGGGTCGTATCTAATCCCAGCAGTTCTGCTGTTTTGCAAGCTGCCTCTGCTCGTTCTCTAAAGTCAGTCAACTTTAGATTTTCACTTGGCATTGGTATAGCCAAATCAGGTTCAATTTGTAGTTGCATCGGGTCCCGGTCCAGACGTTGATGATGGATGGATTATATATTAAGTTTTTGTACTGTGTTGTTTTTTTGTATGTGTATAGTTTTTGCAGTTTTTTATACATGTGGGTTTTGATATGTATAGTTTTTGTAGTTTTTTATACATGTAGGTTTTGTGTTGCTGCCCGGATTGCCCAGGTTTTTACTCAAAAAGCCAATTACCGAGCGCCATACAACACTAGGTTTTACAAGGCTGCCAGGCCGAAAGTTCCCGAACGGGACATAAAAATTTTTAGGGCTAGGTACTTAAAAAGTATAAGGGGGGTGTTCTCGCAGGTGAGTATCTGCTTACCCCCCAGTTTTATTAAAGAAGTCTTTATTTAGTTTTAGCTGTATTAAAGAACTCTTTAGTTGATGTGAGCACGGAGTTAATCCAGAACTCGTTTACTTCTTGAATACGCTTTGCCAATTCTTCGAACTGCTTGGTTTGTTTAGTGAAATCAAACATGGTTTTTCCTTTAAGTTAGTGAGGTTCCGTTTGGGAACCTTTGTTGCGGTGCAACATATGTGTAGTATATAACACAAAAAAATTTTTGCCTAGGTACTTACTTTTTCCTACACGTTTTTACTTTTCCTTACAATCCGGCGTTTTTGTAAAGTTTTTACTTTGTTTTTGCCTTGGAATTTACTCTGTTTTTATTAAAGTTTCATGCACTTTTTTGTTGTAAGTTCTTGATATATAAAATTTTTTTGCCTAGGTACTTAGAAAACATGACGGGGGGTGTTTTTGTTAAAACGTAAAAACTCAGTATTGCTCGTACGTAATAGCAAACTATGTAGTGCGGGGGACTCCTAAGCTGTAGCGTGGGTATGGGGGGTTGCTGGTAGCCTGTCAAGGTTTGCTGTAACCTTACAGCTATTGACAAATAATACCATATGATGTTATACTGTATTTAATGGTTGAGGTTGTAAAACGGTTGCAAGGTTTCACCTAGTAGCTACTCAAGCAGATTATTTCTTTAATAACCTAAGCAGTAAATTAATATCTCGAAAGGATATATCATGCCTCAAGTAAATAAAGATGTGCCTGTAGTATTGTTCGCCCCTTTGAACGCTGACGAAAGCCAGCACATTGTAAGCTGGAGCGGTATGGCTGACAATGAGCGGGATAGTAAAAACAAGTTGGTTGATGTATTTGTAGCCAATAAGCGTTTACCCTCTCACTTCATCGGGTTTGCTAAAGATGAAAGCGATGCTGGTGCTATCAAGTTGCGTGATAGTATTGTGCTCAATATCATCAAGGGCTGGAAAAACAACGGCGATGCGCTTAAATTGTTTAAAGCTGATACGGCTAGTTTAGATGTTAAACAGCAAGCTGATCAGGCTTTTTATAAGGATAAGTATCAAACCGATTATTACAATTTCCGTAAAGCTTTCAATACCCGCTTTGAAAAATCACAAGCTGGTGCGACTGCTGGAAAAAGTAAGCCAGCAAAGGATGACGTTCAGGCTTTGCGCTTAATCAATCAGGCAATTAAAAAGCTGACTGAAATCAAAGCGGGTTATGCTGGAATTGCTGATGATATTAAAGCTCTTAAAGCTCTAAATATCAAAACCAAAGTAATCGATCCAAACCCACCAAAGTAATCTGTAAGATTACACTCAACAAACCACCCTTCGGGGTGGTTTTTTTTCGCTCTGATTTTGTGCGTCGCACAATAACTTAGCCTGTAACTTTACAGGGAATGATGCCAGTGACTTTGAGCAGCATGTAGCATAGGGTTGAGTTGTGCAGAGTTCTTATTGGTTGTATGTGTTGGGTTGTTATGTGGAGTTCTGTAAAATCGGCTTGATAAGATTTGATAGGCTGTGTCCTGTAAAGTTACAGCGAACGATGCCAGTGACTTTAATTGGCGTGTAGCACAGGGTTGGGGTTGATTTTGTAAAACATAGGGTATTCCCTACCTAATGTTCGGTTTTGACTTGCAATGTTCTTGGTAAAGTTCTTTTGTAAGTCCTTGATTATTAAGTAATGTTCGTAAAGTTCGTAAAGTTCGGTCGTTTTTTTGAATGAGTCCAGCAACGACTGATAAAAAACTAAAACTTACTTTTACCCCCCAAAATTGTTTTTGGCACCATTGCCTAAAAAGGGCAGAACTTTACGAACATTCCGAACTTATCAATATATTCATATACTTATAACTACTCCAAATAAGAACTAATAAGAACTTTTATTCTTTAATACAATATGATACTCTTAGATACCAAAACCTTGACTTTGTCAAGCTGATAGCGTATAATATAAGAAGTTAGTAGAAGTTAGTAGAAGTTATTTTTAGATGTAATGTAATAGTATTAGGTAATATGTAGTAGACTTTATCAACAACCGCAACATTCACAACATTCACAACATTCACAACATTCGCTGTAACCTTACAGGAGATTTATATGTCACAAGTAAAGAAGTACATCCCACGTTGTATGCAATGTGGCGAGGTCTATGACCTAAACCGTCTGCACCTAGGCTATACCTTCTGCCTACCATGCGGTGACGAAATCGCTAAAGAACGCAAGTTCACCATCGCACCCCTCAACAAGTCTAACTATGTCTGCATTACCGACTTGACTATGTTAAAGCAACTTAACCCTAAGAGGACAACATGACTAAAAAGTACGAACCACGTAGCAGGACAACCCTGATTGAGGAGCGCAACCGCAATTCCTTGACCCAACTGCTAACCAGTAAGACACTAACCATTGAGGAGAAGCAAGTCCTTGTCAAAGAACGCAACGAGTACCTGTTTATCTTTGGCGATAACCTTACACCGCAAAATGGTAAGTCGTACCACGATTTTATTAACCACCTATATCTAGGAGATTGACATGGTAAAAGTAACTAAACCCGTAGCTAAAGCAAAACCCGTAGCTAAAGCAACCCAGTTGCCACGATCAACACGTGTTAACTACCAAGCAGATGATGCCTTGGCACAATGGCACAGGGAGAAAACTAAGAGCAGTATGTCTGAGGCATTTCGTGATGCCGATTACGCCACACCTATTTGGCGTTGTGAAAACGATTGGGATAGAACCAAGGAACAACTTGGGTGGGTAGTTATGTGGGTCTGCACTTTGGGTCTGCTCTATCTTATGGGTACGGCGTTTGCCAAGGTGATGCCATGAGAACAGGCGACGTGAAACGTATCGGGCGAAGAACCTACTGCATAGTCTGTTGGACTGACTACGATGTAACCCTGCAATCTATGGATGAGGAACGCATCATTATCGTGATGCCACGAACTCGCCTTGGTGGTCTAAAAACTGGACAGTAGTATCATATTGTCGTATAATATAGTATATAGTGGTAGAGTATAGCAAGATGTATCAAACTAATCGTAGCAACTAACGCAGTAACCCTACAGGAGAATCATCATGAATCAAAACGTAGCCAACTTCACCGCACCTGCAGTATCCGTACCCACCATCAGTTCATCGGCAATGCTTGTCGAATTAAACATTAGCTTATGGACAGGGCGCAAGTTCGACAAGGTAGTAAGTCAAGAGATTGACACCGCTAAACACACTACCACAAGAGCAGGTAACTATCACAAGAACCTGATCGCTGATGAACCCATCTTCCAAGCCATTGGCAAGTTCGCAGGGAATTCACGGTCATTTCACTACCATGCAACGATGCCTTGGTCTGATAGTGGTATGCGACTGTTAACCACCAAGATGTATTTTGATTATCACAAGGCAATCAGTCAGATGGAGATGGACTTTGACCAACTCGTAACGGTAGCCCTGAATGACTATCCCAATATGATACTGAGGGCGCAACACAAACTAGGCACGATGTTCAACGTACACGACTACCCCGATGTCGATGACCTACGCAATAAGTATCGATTCTCGGTTAAGTTCAGCCCTGTGCCTGATGTCGGCGATTGGCGAGTGGACATTGGCAATGACGCACAGCAAGTTCTTATGGAGTCATATGCTTCTGCGTATACAGCTAACCTTGAACTAGCGTACCAAGACGTATGGACTAGGACTCATGAGGCACTAACGAACATGTCATCTAAGTTATCAGGTAACTCTAAGCAAATCTTTAGGGACTCCCTAGTATCTAACGTCAAGGACATGGTCGACTTATTGGATAAGTTCAACGTGACTGATGACCCGAAAATGAAGCAAGCCAAGGCAAAGATTGAATCCGCATTGGTAGGTATTACCCCTGACGCATTACGTGAGGATGACGACTTACGTTTAGACACTAAGAACAAGGTCGACGATTTACTAAAAGAGTTTTCGTGGTAACCGTATTAACCAAGCATCACCCAAGCATCACCCAAGCATCACCCAAGCATCACCCAAGCATCACTTAAGCATCACCCAAGCATCACCCATTAACAACTAACGCAGTAACTTTACAGACAACAACAGGAGAATCCAAATGTCTAAAATAGCAATGACCGCAGAGCGCATGTATGAACAATCCATCGACGAAGTAGTACAGTCGATTCTAGCAAATCCCGAAGGTACTACCCTAGTGATGGGTCACATGGGTTCGGGTAAGTCAAGCATCTTAAAAATCCTTGCAAGCAAGCTACCTACCCATGCTCCCTGCTATTTCGATGGCACAACTAAAGACCTCGGTGACTTATACATACCGAAAATCCTATCACACGATGACGATGCACAGTTCGTACGGTTCGTGCCGAATGAGGAGTTTGGTTTGCATCTAGGTAAGCCCGTCATCTTGATGTTCGATGAGTATGGCAAGATGAATCCCGCAGTTAAGAACGCAACTATGGAAACGCTACTCAACCATAAGGTAGGTAATAAGAAGTTACCCGAAGGTTCAATCGTGTTTGCAACTACTAACCTAGGTGGCGAGGGTGTAGGCGATCTGCTCATGCCCCATCATCGTAACCGTATCACCGTAGTGCGTATGAAGAAGCCAACTGCAACCGAGTGGATAGAGAACTATGCGTTTAACAATGGTATCCATCCGTCTATGATTATGTGGGTCAAGGAAGAAGGTGAACAACTGTTCGCATCTTATGAGGACATCGAGAACCCTGATGACCAAGTAGGTGGTAACCCTTACATCTATCATCCCAAGGCACAACGACCTGCGTTTGTAACCCCACGTTCATTAGAACTCGCATCACGTTGGCTATGGGCTAAAGATAAGATTAGTGGTAACTCGTTACAGTCTAACCTGATCGGTACTATCGGCGCACGGGGTGGGTCTGATCTGCGTAGCTACATAGAGCTTGTTGACCAACTACCTAAACAGGAAGATATTAAGACAAACCCTGCTACTGCAAAGATACCAGAATCCGCATCCGCAACAATGATGGTGGTATATCGTGCGTTGGCAACTATGTCTAAGGAGTTCATCGACCCGTTCATGGTATATCTCAATCGTTTAGATGCCGAGGCACAAGGGTTCTTTGCAATGCAGGTACGCAATCCCAAGTATCAGAAGCAAGGTATTGTCATGACCAATAAGAAGTTCACCGATTGGTGCGTGGCTAACAACTATGTATTTACCGCCGACAAGGTCTAAGGGGGGTATATGTGTAGATTAGAAAAAATCTGTATGGGTGCAGTAGTAACTTGCTTATGCTTGTTCTTACTGACTGTACCTTTTATATTTGTTTACTCAGCATTTAAGGAGCAATTATGTCTTTATCAATAGGCAAACAACTAACCGCCGAGCAGAGATTACGCAAGGCAACCACCGACATCATCGGGCATAACGACTTCATTGCACTAACAGGTGTATTGATGATTGGTAAGAAGATGGTAGATGACAAGGTACAGACTGCATGCACCAATGGTCGTGACGAAGCATACGGTAGAGCATTTGTAGATGAGCTAACTGATGCCGAGTTTAGATTCGTGGTACTGCATGAGTGTTATCACAAGATGTATAAACACTTGACCACGTGGAAGAACTTGCACGACATAGATGCTCAACGTGCGAACATGGCATGCGACTACGTCATTAACTTAAAACTTGCCGAAACCGAAGCAGGTAAGACGGGTTGGATACGGTTACCTGATGGTGGGTTAATAGATAAGCAGTATGCAGGGATGGACTCTAAGCAGGTGTTCGATCTGTTACCCCCACAAGGTAAGGACAAGGGTGGCAGTAACTATACACCGTTTGATGACCACGATTGGGATGGCGCACAGGAGATGGGTGAAGCTGAACAAGGTGAACTAGCCAAGCAGTTAGACCAAGCTATACGTCAGGGTGCGATCTTAGCAGGTAAGGTAGGGTCGGGTGGTAATCGTGATGTGGGTGAACTGTTACAGACCAAGCAGGATTGGCGTGAAGTCCTCAGAGATTTTGTGACAACAACTTGTGCAGGGAAGGACTACTCTACATGGAAGCGCCCTAACCGTAGGTATGTGGGCATGGACATCCTGATGCCATCATCTATCAGCGAATCAGTCGGTGAGATCGTGGTAGGTATTGATACGTCAGGGTCTATTGGTAATGATGAACTTAACGCATTCCTAGCCGAGATCGTAGGTATCTGTGACCAAGTCAAGCCGAGCAAGGTTCGTGTACTGTATTGGGACACCGAAGTATGTAGTGAGGAAGTGTACTTAGATCATGAGTATGCCAACTTACCTACATCTACTAAGCCCAAGGGTGGGGGTGGTACTGACCCACGTTGCGTACCTTTGTATATGAACACACACGGTATCAAGCCCGAAGCAGTAGTCATGCTAACCGATGGGTACGTAGGTTCATGGGGTACGTGGTCTGTGCCTGTGTTGTGGTGCATCTTGAATAACCGTTCGGTTAACCCAAGCGTGGGTAAAGCCGTACATATCTAGGGGGTCATATGGAAATATCTTTTGCTGAAGCGTTCTTACTCGCATGGTCACTGGTGTCTTCTGTCTATGCGTTGTTGCTACATGAACGCCTTAACAGGTTTGTCATGGTAGGAAGTGCTGCACTTGAAGCGTGTAAATTTGTAATAGATGACATTGCTGACGGTAAGGTTACAGTCAAGCGTGTTGGTGACAAGATTGAAGTAGTTAATTTAATAACAGGAGAATAAAAATGACATGTAGATTAAGTAGTTTTAACGATGTAGCAAAGGCATACGCTGACATCAAGCCGATCAAAGGTGCAAGGGTAAAAGAAGATTTGCGCCCGTTAGAACAACGTCGGTATTGGTGGAATCGTATTGTCAAAATAAATGACAACAAGTATTTGCTTTGTGACGGTCATTGGGCATGGCAAAACATGGTTGATGAAGAAAGAGAGCAAACCTGCCCAATCATGTGGGAACGCAAGGATGATGGTGACTTTATTACTATCCGCAACCATATGAATGACGGTATCTCGGTGTCACGGTATACGTTCTTACAACGTCACTTACCAATGGGTATGTACTTTCATTACGACAACGGTAAACACTTTGTTAACTATGTAGACAAAGACCACTACTTACCCAAGTTCAAGGGTGATATGGATTGGTCTAACCATATATTTAAGATGGTGCAGGACAACAAGATAGTGTTTAAGCACGTCGATAATGGTGTAGTCGGGCAGGGTTATATACGGGTCAACGACCTGCAACCCTATAAGACTCGGCGCATTGACAAGGAATTGGATGCACAGTATTACCCCAAAATCCAAGACCTTTATGCGTGGATGCAAGACATACTACCTGTACTAGGAGAAACCCTTATATCTAATAGAAGTGAATATGCAAACAAGTTATTAGATACAGGGTACGGTGGCTATTACTATTGGCAGAGGTACGCTAACCCATTAGAGATCAGACAGATTCTTGACGACCCTGAACATGAGAAGCGTATGGCATTGGCGGTGGTACTAGCAAATGAAGCAGAAGCCTATTTCCAAGATAGGTTTGTAGTAAAAGCAGACACCTTTAAGCGTATGCACAAAGTAATACGTAAGGTGGCTAACTTTGTAATGATAGAGCAACGATAGATGTATCACCAATTTCATCACTTTCAACAGGAGAATAACATGGCAAAACTAATAAACATTAAGCAATGGAAAGCCGATTCTAGAGTACAGGAAACCATTAAGACAATGGTGGACAGGGCTAACGAGTACAAGTGGGAACACTTTGTCGATGGGATACCCGTAGAGCAAGAACTTAAGACGTTCATGCTTGAACTCAAGACGGTTATGCCTAACGTATGGTTTATCCCCGTCGATCATATCCTCAAGTCAAAAGAACTAAAGGATGCCGATGGTAACTACCAAACTACCAATAGTTATAGGATAGTTAAAGAGGTAGGTGTATGCCTTGATGACTTCCCCTTTGATCTAGGGCGCATTAACTTTGCCGATAATAGCGTGAACAATAAGGGCGACAACACCTATGGGGTATATAGTCGTAAGATAACTAATGCTAAATATGCACAGCACCGTGACCAACACCATATGATTATGGGTAGAGATGTTAAGAAGGCGGTCAAGAACGCACAGAAATATCTTATGCCGTACTCAGCTAAAGAGTTAGCTCAGGCGTTCTATTCCCCAATCAGGGAGAACGTAAACGAAGATTTTAGCAAGGTACAAGATAAGGCGCAGTCTTTGGCAGGGATAGTACGTGCGAACTACAGGGCTATCTTAGAGGAGGTACGCACCCTAAAACGTGCAGGGGTTACGTTTAAGACCGAGGAGTTTAGAAAGATAGCGGATGACGTAGAAGAAGTCTATGGTGAGTTCGAGGCTGAAAGCAGTAGGAAGGTGGGCGCACTCTTTGTACGGTTCTACAAGGTAGGTGCAGATTCGTATGTAACCTTACAGGAAGCTATTGATATTAAAGCTAGTTGGAGTACGGCTACTATTAATGGCTCACCTATGGGGTATAGGGCATCGGAGTTACCACAAGATATTGTAGGGTCTGTGTCTGTGCTAAGTATATTAAACGATGGACAGTACGTAGCCAACGTCGGCATGCGTGTTGATGAGAATCACTTTTGGATTTGGAGAGGTTAATATGAGAGGATATATGAGTCCCGAAGCTAAGAAGGAACGGGAGATGTACATCAGTATATTCTGTGATCTAGGTCGTTGCCGATTCAAGGATGATAATGGTCAAAAGCTAATCTCTGCCCCTGAAGAAGAACTCCTAAGATACTTGGAGATGATGAAAGCAACCCCCGTCTATCGAATCAAGATTCATGAGGATAGTAGCGTAGAAACAACATGTTACGAAATGATGGATGCTTTTAAACCCGAACTAGATAGGTCTTATAATAATGTTGACGAGTTGCCTAAGTGGGTGCAAGATAAACTTGCAGTGCTTATGCTATTTGATCATAATGTCACAAACGAAGAAGTTAAAGATGTCGGTAGACGTATTACCGAAAACATTTATTGGGTGTTTAAAAGAGAAAACGATGGCGGCGACCCCCGAATCGAAAGTTAAAAAAGCGGTACGCCAAGTCCTAGATGGGCTTGGCGCTTACTATGTGATGCC